CGGCACGACAGAATGTGAAGTAGCAAAAGGAGGCCGGGATGGCTGTAACCGTTGGGCGCGCAGAGATCGCGGTCGATCTCGACGGTAAGGGCACCCCGGCAGACGCCAAGCGCATCGGTGAAGAGGCCGGTGCAATCGGTGGCGATTCGTTCAGCAAGGGCTGGTCGGATCGGATGTCCACCTTCGGCAAGAACATCGCTGGAAACCTGAAGAAGAACGGCAAGCTCGGTGGCGTCAACTTCCGCGATGCGTTCAACGCCGAGGTCTCTAAGGGCTTCGACGACCTGGCCCGAGAAATGGCCCAGGTCGTTTCCGATCCCAAGGGCTTCGACAAGCTCTCGCAGAAGCTCGGCGGCACCCGTGAGGCCACCGATCACCTGAACGCATCGCTGCGTGACCTGCACGCCAATGGCCAGATCACCGATGGCGATGTGCGCAACATCACCGGCCTGATGGACCAGTGGGCGCGGGGCAACAACAACGTGGACACCTCGCTGAAACGCCTCTCCTCCAGTGAGCGCGAGTTGACGACGAACACCGACAAGCACACCCGCTCGGTGGATCGCAACACGCAATCGCTGAAGAAGAACGGTGCGGGGCTGCGGACCAACACGCGCCAGGTGATCTTCTGGTCAACGGCCATCGCCTCCGGTGGTGCCAACATCGCCGTGCTCGGTTCAGCTGCTGGAAGCGGACTGGCTGTGCTGGGCACCGCCGCCGGTGCTGCCGCCGCCGGTATCGGCACGCTGCTGGTGGGCTTCCGTGGTATCACCAAGGATCTCTCCGGCGTGGCCCCCGAGGCGCGCGATGCGGCCATTGCCATCAAGGGCATCGGGGCAGCGTTCGGCGACGTGCAGCAGGCCACCCAGGGCGCGCTGTTCGCTGGCCTCGCCCCCTCCATCCAGCGGATCACCGACAACCTGCTCCCCGCACTCCAGGTGGGCTTCGTCGCCCTGGCCTCCAGTGCCAACAGCGCATTCAAGACGATCCTGGACGGCCTGACCTCCACCGAGGGTGTGAAGGACTTCCAGAACATCCTCACCGGGTTTGCCCCGATCTTCGGCAACCTCATCCTCACCGCCGGTCAGCTGGGCAAGGCTATCGGCCAGATCTTCCTGGCGGCGATGCCGACGACGGTGCTGTTCAGCCAGGCCCTGCTCAGCCTGACAACCCAGTTCGCCACGTGGACCAAATCGGTCGAGGGCCAGAGCGCGCTCCAGGTGTTCTTCGAGCATGGCCGGGAGATCTTCACCGCGCTCACCGGCCTGGTCGGCTCGCTCGCCAAGACCCTTGCCGCGCTGGTCACCCCCGAGACAATCCAGTCCACGGTGAACCTGATCAACACCCTCTCGGCGGTCGTGCCGGTGGTCGGTCAGATCCTGGAGGCACTGGGCAACCTCGACATCTTCAACATCCTGGCCCAGGCAATCGGCGTCGTCGCCAACGCCATCGCCCCGTTGATCCCATTCATCGCCGAGCTTGGTGCCGAGCTTGCCCCCGTGATCAGCCTGATGGTGGATTCCCTCGGCTCCGCGCTCACGCCGGTCATGTCCGCACTCAGCGCCGTGCTCAGTTCCCTGCTGCCGATCCTTGGCCCCATCGCCCAGTACTTCTCGCAGGCGCTTGCCGTCGTCGGGCCGCTGGTGACCGCGCTGGTCCAGCTTGCCGGTGCGGCCCTCGGCCCCCTGGTCAACATCATCGTGGCCCTGCTGCCAGCATTCTCCTCATTCGTCCAGGCGATCCTGACCCCGATGACCGCCCTCGTCCAGGGACTGATCGGCCCCATCGGTGACCTGGTGAACGCCTTCGCGCCGCTCGCCCCGGTCGTTGCCGATCTGATCGGCGCGCTCGGCGGGGCACTGGGCACCGTACTCCAGGCGCTCGTGCCGGTGATCGTGTCCTTCGCCACCGCCCTGGCCCCCATCGTGTCGGCACTGATCGGCCCACTTGCCCAGGCGCTCCAGGCCCTCACCCCGCTCTTCCAGCCGCTGGCCGAGGTGTTCGCCACGCTGGCAGGCGGGGTGCTCCAGATCGTCGCCACGGTGATCCTCCAGCTGGTGCAGGCCCTCACCCCGCTCATCCCGATCTTCGCCCAGCTGATCACCCAGGTGGCCGGGCTGCTGCTGCCCGTATTCCAGGCCCTGGCCCCGGTCATCACTGAGCTTGTCGCGGCGTTCCTGCCCATCATCCAGGCGATCCTCACTCCGCTGATCGACCTGATCACCATGCTCCTGCCGATCCTCACCCCGCTGATCGATCTGTTCATCCAGCTACTGACCCCGATCCTGGCTCTGATTGCACCGCTGCTCCAGCTGATCGGCCCCATCCTCGGCCCGTTGTCGCAGCTGATCGTGATGCTGATCAACATTGCTATGAAGCCCCTCATGCTCGCGTTCCAGGTCCTGATCCCCGTGATCGAGGCCGTGGTGCAGATGATCTCGGGAACGCTGGTCCCGGTGGTGAACACCATCACATCCGTTCTCCAGGGCGTGATCAGCTTCATCACGAACGTTTTCAAGGGCAACTGGTCGGCGGCGTGGAACGACATCATCGGCATCTTCACCTCGCTGTGGGATGGCATTCAGGGCACGGTGCGCGGCGCTATCAACGGCTTCATCTCGCTGATCAACGGGATGATCGGCAGCGTGAACAACGTGACCGGCGCGTTGGGCATCCCGGCGATCCCCAAGATCCCGCGCCTGGCTGCCGGTGCCATCGAGACCAAGGCCGCACTGCGGGTGATCGGCGAGGCCGGTCCCGAGGCCGTCGTCCCGCTGGATCGACCCCTCTATCGGGTTGACCCGAGCGTGCGTGGTCTGTCAGCCATCGCTCAGGGCAAGGGCCAGGTATCATCAGGTCCACAGAAGGTCATCACGGTGGAGGCTGGCGCCGTCGTTATCAACGAGTCCGACGATGGCGAGTTGACTGCATCCAGCGCAATCGACCGCCTTGTGGCGAAGCTCGGGTAGGAGGATACGTGTACCAGGGATTCCTGCAAATGGCGGGTGTCGAGATCGTCAACGCCGAGCGCACCAAGGCGTATATCGACAATGTGATGCCCACCTTCCCATTGCAGAATTGCGTGGAGTGCGGCACGCTGCACCTGGCTCTCGGGCACCTCCCCTACACATCGCCCATCGTCGATGACGCGCCGTGGTTCGATCCGGCCAATGCAGCAACTGGAAAGTTCTTCGGCCTCTACCCGCTGGAGTTCGAGAAGTTCGAGGGGTCAACGACCACCGGCACCGTCGTGGAGGCCATCGGCGCTGGCGGATTCGTCAACGGTCTGCGCAAGGCCACGCGCGGGATGCGTGTTCGTGGCGTGCTGGTGGGCGAGGACGAGGACGCCGTTTCCGCCGGACTGGTCTGGCTCCAGGCGGCGCTTGACCCGGCACCGTGCTCGGAGCACGGCGGCTCCTGTGGTGGCTCCACGATCTGCTACTACTCGGCCTGCCCGATCATCGAGGACTGCTACGACGAGTCTGGTGGATTCAGCTTCCAGCAGTTCACCGGCCCGATCACCCCGGACTCCTCCCCGTTGATCCTGCCCCGGCCCACCTCCGACGCGCGTCTCCAGGGCACGTTCGTCATCCCGCCCACCGATGGAACGATCTTCGAGTACGGCCAGATGCTCGGGGAGTCGTCCAAAGAGATCTCGCACTTCGGCCCGTTCATGTCGCAGCGCACGAACTACGTTGCCAACCCATCCTTCACCGAGGATCTGCGCGGCTGGCAGTTCAACTCGTATGAGCCTGGAACGACCAGGACGGTCAACACGAACTACATGACGAACCCGAACTTCGGCGCGGCGCTCATGGACTGGACCCCGCTGAATGGCGGTTCCGCCACGCGCTACACCGGGGACTTCGTGTCCTCGCCAGCCTGCATGCAGGTCGGGGCTAGCGCGCTGGGGCGCGGTGCCATCTCGCCGACGATCAGCCCCGCCACCAGCGCACGCGCTGACCGGCCCGTGACGGTATCCTTCTACTTCAAGGCACCGGTCGGTGCGTTGATCGGCTCCGACTTCATCCTGGTCAAGGCTGGCGTGAACGTCGTTGACACCTCCGCGCAGTTCACTGGGAACGGAGCCTGGCAGCGCGTGCAGTTCACTGGACACAACCCGGACACCGACCCGATGCGCTTCTCGGTCTACTCTGCCCAGAGTGGAATGGTGTTCTACGTCGATAACGCGATGATGGAGAACAGCCCGGTTGCCAGCGACTACTTCGACGGAAACACGCCTGCCGATCAGAACTTCACATATGAGTGGGATGGCACGGTGAATGCCTCACGCAGCCTCCAGGTGATCTCAAGCTCGATGCTGATTATCAACCGCAACGAGTTCGCCAACCCCCACTTCCGCAAGACCGGGGCTGCCGTGAATGTGCGCACGAACTACATTCCCAACCCGAACTTCGAAACGGACGCAACGCAGTGGAGCGTCTCATTCTGCACGCTCGTGTCCCAGGTCAGTTCGGAAGCGGTATTCGGCACTCGCCGTGGACTGATGACAGCGACCTCGAACGCAACGGGGATGGCTATCAACACGGATCCGTTGCCGGTGGTGGCCGGAAACGCCTACACCTTCTCGGCCTACAAGATGGCCGTCAACAAGTCGTTTGCCACCAATATCCAGATACTCTTCGCCAACAGCGGAGGGGTGACTGGAACTGCCAGTTCCACCACCATCACGACGGATCGCGAGCGGATGGTCGTTAGCGCCATAGCTCCGCCCCTGACCACGTTTGCGATCATCTCGATCAACGTCGTCGACCCCGTTCTGATCGGTGATCAGATCGCGTTCGACGCCGTGATGATGGAGGACGGCTCGCTTCCTGGTCCATACTTCGACGGCTCGTCTGCGCCGGACGAGACCTTCACGTTCGCCTGGAATGGAACACCAAACGCATCGACCAGCTTCCAGAAGGGCCTTGTCCCGACGAACACCACGACCTCAGACATCCAGGGCAAATGGTTCCAGAACCACTTCGACGATGGGATCGGGGCGAGCTACATCATTGGCCAGGGCGGCTCGGCATGGGGGGCCAGCCTCGTCGTCGGCCTGGTATCTGGTGCGGCGTATACGATGGTCACCCGTTTCCGCACGTCGTGGAACGGCAACATCCGGCTGCGCATCAACCAGGGCCAGGGCGTCGGTGGCGAGACAATCTACCCAGTCTTGGCGGGGCAGTGGCAGACACTGAACTACACGGCTGTCAACTCCGGCACTGGTCCGTCCGTGGGCTTCGTCGGCAGGGCTGGCGATGGGTTCGTTCGAGGCGACCAGCTGGATGTCCAGTACATGGCGATCATCGACATCCCGGACATTGATCACCCCTACACCGGAGAGTACTTCGACGGCAACACGCCAGCGGTGGATGGCATCTTCTACACCTGGGAGGGAACGCCGGACAACTCCGACTCCCTGGCAAGTGGTGACCTGCTTTCAGCCGTGCGCATCCCCACGGGTGGCGTGGACGACGGAGCGTACGCCAGCCTGTTCTCCGCATATCCCAGCGTGCAGCTGTCGCGCAATGCCTACGTGCCGGTCAACGGCCTGTTCGGCGTCGCCCAGGTCTCGCTCTATCTGCGCTCGATGGACAACGCGCAGGTCTATTTCTTCGTCCAGCAGGACGGCTCCGACTCGATCCAGCAGGTCATCCAGTTGACACCCGAGTGGACCCGGTACTCAGTGCAGGTCCCCAATGGCCGCAACTCGGGGATCAGCCTCTACAGCGACTATGGCGGATTCGACATCGACCAGGTGCTGTTCGAGCAGGCACACACCCTCCTGGACTACTTCGACGGCGACGACGCGGACGGTCTGCCCATGCCGGGTGCGATCCGATCCGACTACACGCTGTCATGGCTCGGCGAGCCGAACCTGTCACCGTCCCGGTGGTCATGGATCGGCGACTTCTACGAGAAGTCGGACGAGCCAGGAGGTGGCATCGAGCACACCGCACAGCTGCCCTGGATCTGTGGCACAGATTGGCGTGCATTCATCTCTGTCATCGTCGGCAGCTTCTCGACCTCGACCTACATCGTCGGCGGTCAGACGCGCATCCCCGATGAGAAGCAGGCCGAGAGGTTCGAGCGCAGCTATCACGAGGTCACGGTCACATCCGGCCCGAGCGTGATCCGCGACTACAAGCTCGCCAACGGCGCGGCCAAAGAGATCGAGTTCTTCATGACGGCGGGAAGCCCTGCCGCCTACGGTGCGACGAAAGAGCTTGTGCAGTTCTCGCCGTTGAACGACTATCCGCTGGCCGAGTACAGCGACACGGGCTACACCAGGATCAACCTGGCGACCAACCCGAAGCTGGCGTTCGTCGGGAATTACTGGTACGGCTTCGGCCCCTCGACGATCCAGATCCACGGAGGCCCCACGCCCTACATCCAGAACTACTTCGACTCGCAATGGGGCGCATCCAACCTGGCCGCGATCAGCTATGGCGTTGATATCAGCGGAGCAGCAACGCCCGGCTCCGTGCCTGTCACCCCCGGCCAGTGGTACAGCGCATCGGTGTGGGTGAAGGCAAGCGATCCCATCTCGCTCAACGCCTGGCTCGTGTTCCCAGGCGCTGACAACTCCGAGGTTACCTCGTTCACATTGCAGATCGGTGAATGGCGACGCATCGCCATCTCCGGCTTGGCACCGGCTGGGGCGACCACGGCGGGTCTCGCGCTAGTCGTGGACGACGGCGAGACGCAGCACCTCTATGCAACCGGCGTCGTGATCACCGAAGGTCGATTCACCGTGCTGCCCTACTTCGACGGCGGGATGACCGACACTCCGGCGTACACCTACAGCTGGACCGGCGGCGCTGACCTGTCCACCTCGCAGGTGGTCTACGTGGCTGACTGCCCGGTCGATCCCTCGGATGCGCCCATCGTCGATCCGAGTTGTCCACAGCCTCCTCCCAAGCCCACAGCCCCGGTTGTGGATAACCCGTGCCTGAGCGTGCCCACCGACTGGCTGCGCTACTACCTGGAGATCCATCCCGAGGACGTGGCGGCGTGGAGCCAGACGCTGCCCACGGTCACGATCAACTCGGCCACCCAGGAGGTGCGCTCGATCCGGGTGCGCTTCTTCGCCAATCCGTTCGACAGGCCACCGGAGGAGTTGGACCCGTGCAGCTACTGTGCCGAGTTCATCCTGAGCTACCTGCCAGCCGAGGCGGAGTTGACGGTGGATGGCACGGTCGAGCGCGCCTACGCATCCGTGGCCGGTGCTGCTCCCCAGCCAGCGTCCAACCTGCTCTATGGCACCGGTGGCGCACCGATGACCTGGCCCAGCCTCTCGTGCGGTGTCGGCTACACGATGACGGTCGATGTGCCGACGACGGCCCCCGATGACCTGACAGTAAGCTTGGCGCTGACGAGTCAGGAGTAGTGGTGGCAATCGCCTGCGTTTCCAAGCACCGTGTGTTCATCCATGATCGCGGTGGCGTCCAGCGCCTGGACGAGTTGGTCAACGTCACCTCGGTCAAATACGAGCGCACCAGGGACGACACCTCCCAGGCGACGATCAAGATCTCCAGTGCCGCATGCGGTTCACAGCGTGCGGCACTGGATCGCATCTCCGCCGGTCGGCACGAGGTCGTGATCTATCGTGGCGAGGAGCGCGCGTGGGAAGGCCCCATCCGCATCACCACGGACGAGGCCAGCGGCTACTCGCTGGACGCCTCCGACGTGACCTACTACATGGCTAAGACGGTGCTGCACGCGGCGTACTCCAACGCCTACCCGAACATCGCCTATGTCATCGACCGGGCCAAGACGATGATGAACGCGGAGCTTGCTCGCAAGGAAGCACTCGACCCGCCGATCAACGTGCTGCCCCACGTGCTCTACGTGCAGACCCCCGACGACGCCAAGACCTCGCGGGTGACCAAGCCCTACGAGAAAACGCTGTTCGGCGACATCGACGACATGGCGGCGAAGTCGGGGATGGACTACACAACGGTCGGTCGCAGGATCATCTTCTGGGACACGGACAACAACATCGGCCAGACCCCGGCGCTGACCGACAACGACTTCCTGGGCGAGGGGTTGATCGTTTCCAGCTACGGCAGCGAACTGATCACGCACTCCATCTCCACGGACGGCCAGGGAAACTTCGGCTCAGCGGGTGGCATCGATGACTACTACGGCGAGTGGGAGGCACTGCAATCCCCCTCCGAGGAATCAGCCGATGGCCCACCTCCGACACAGGCCGAGTTGGACAGCCAGGCCCTGGCGAACCTCGCCGGTCACAACCCGGCACCCGTGCTGATCCGCGTGTCGGACAACTCCACGATCAATCCGAACGGGACCTTGCAGCTGGGCGACCTGGTGCCCGGGGTGTTCATCCCGGTACGTGCCACGATCAACGGCAAGCTCGTCATGCAGTGGCAGAAGCTGGACTCCGTGACCGTGAGCGAGGATGACAAGGGCGAGAAGATCCAGGTGAGCATGTCACCTGCGCCGATTGGAGCGATCATCGCATGAGCAGGCCCAAGCCGATGACAACCGAACAGTACCTGCGTGACCAGGCAAAGACGATGGAGAACCTCAACCGGCGTCCCATCGCCGCGCGTGTACAATTCGGCACCGTCGATGCGTCATGGTCAGGAACTGGAAACCCGCTGGTGAAGGTCGATGGCGAGAGCTTCGTGCGCCAGCCAGGGATGCCATACAGCGCGGACTACACGCCGGTCAAAGGTGATCGCGTCTATCTGATCCCCTCGATCAACGGCTTCATCATCGGCAACAAAATCGTCGGGATATAAGCCGTCCCGCCTGTAGTCTGTTCCTGTACGACGGCCAGCCCACACTAGGACCGGAGCCATGACGGTGCGAATCCGCCCTCCGGTGAGATTCGGAGGTTCCCATGGCAGGGTGCAGCGACAGCGGATGCAACTGCGTCATCCAGGCCGGTCCCGGCGCATCGGTCGCCGGATCGGGCACGGCGACATCGCCATACATCCTCTCGGCTGACAACGCGCTGGGCGAGTCGTTCTCCGTCCAGGACTCGACCACGGTCAACCTCACCCTGTTCGGCTCGGGCACACCGGAGGATCGCTTCATCCTCCGCGCGGATGCCACCATGCCGCTGACCGGGCTGTCGGATATCAACGATCCCGAGGGTGGCCCATCGGTCGGTGAGTCCCCGGTGTGGAACGGCTCGGCGTTCGAGTTCAAGATCCCCTCGGTCGCCCCAGCCGGAACGGTGAACGTGTCCACCGGCATCACGGGCACCGGCGCCGCAGCCACGCCGCTGAAGGTGGCACTGGTCGGCACGAACGAGGGAGGCCCGACAACCGGCCTGGAGGTCTACGCCGACTCGGCTGGAAACCTCCGCGCGCTGCCGGGAAGCGGCCTGTCCGTGGACTGGTCGAACATCACGAACAAGCCAACGACCTTCCCGCCGTCCGCGCACAGCCAGCCGGGCACGACCATCACCGGCCAGGATCAGATGCTCGGCGTCGGTGGCATCCTCGGCCACGCCTTCTACATCCAGCAGGCCGATCCAGGCAACGTCCCCGATGGCTCCATCTGGATCAGCTGGTAAGCCATGTCCTCAGCGCGCTCGGGGCACTCCACCTTCTACCTGGATGTGACCCTTCTCAGCCAGAACCAGGCCGGGAACTATTCGACGTTCAACATCCACATCTACGCCATCGCCGACAGTGGCTGGTCCGGCTATGCATCCGGGATCGGGTGGAGCTCCTACGCCAACTCGGGCACGTTCAGCTTCGACGGCTCAAGCATCGAGATCGCCAACTACAACGTCAACATCGGCCATGACGGAAACGGCTACCTCAACTGGACCATCTCGGCCTACGTCAACGACACCGGCACGCAGACCTATGCAGGCCCGGTGGGCTGGAGCCAGTCGGGCAGCGCGCCGCGCATCGCCAAGGCACCGGGAGCGGTTCGCAACCTCGCCGTGCTGATCACCGGCTCCAGCGCCAAGGTGACCTTCATCGCCCCTGCCGACAACGGCGGCTCGGCCATCTCCAGCTACACGATCCAGTACTCCAAGGACGGCGGAGCGTGGACCGGGAATGTGTCGAACGTCAGCGGAACCTACACCTATGCGAACCTGCCACCAGGCAGCTACCGGTTCCGGGTCTGGGCGATCAATGGCGTTGGCTCCGGCCCGATCTCCCAGGTCGGCCCGTACACCATCACCGGCGGTGGGCACATCCGGGTGAGCGCAGCGTGGTCATCGGCCAGCTGGAGGATCCGGGACGCCGGAGCCTGGAAAACCATCATCATGAACGCACGTGTCAGCGGCGCGTGGGTAACGACGAAGTAGGGATAGGGACATGGCTCGCAACTGTAATTGCAGTGGATCGACCTGCGGCTGCCAGATCATCGCTGGCAATGGCATTGGGATTACCGGTATCGGCACGGCGGCTAGCCCGTTCCAGATCACGAACACCGGCGCGAGCCTGAGCGATTCGTTCTCGGTGGCGAACACGACAACGCTCGGCCTGGTGCTGTTGGGCAGCGGGACCAACGAGGACCCGTTCATCCTCTCCGGCAACGTCACGCTCAAGCTCCAGCAGCTGTCCGACGTGTCCAACCCGAGCGGCGTTCCAGTTGCTGGACAATCCCCGGTCTACGTCGGCACCTCCGGCGGTGACGGACACTGGGAATTCCATCGCCCCTTCCAGCCGCTGGCAACCGGCAGCCGCCCGACTGCGGCCTCGGCAGGAGCCGGTGGCACCTACTACGACACGACGCTGCAAAAGCCCGCCTGGAGCGACGGAGCGACCTGGCGCGATGCCATGGGCACAGCGGTATAGAACAACAGAAAGCAGGACCCCCCAGGCGGATCAACCTGGGGGGTCCTTTGTGATCGGGACAGAACGGAGAGCAATGTAACCGATCCCGACCAGTCTATTCAGATTCAGTGGGCGCGTTCACGCCGTTCTGCTTGAGTTGTGCCGTCATGTACTTGAAGGTCTGGAGCGTCATCATCTCCGCCATGTGCTCGCTCCAGCCCTGCCGGAGGTATTCCGATTTGACCCCGGTGAACGTCGAGGCCAAGGTCGCCAGGGCCTCGAACCCCTCCATGAATGCCACCTCTGGCTTGTCCAAGTGCCTCACCAAATCCCTTCATTGCCTCGCCAATCTGTTCTGCCCACAACCCGATGACGCCGACAGCCGCCGAGAATGCCCCGGTGAGCCGCTTGAATACATCCCCTGGGTTGGCCAGGAATTCGCGTCGTGCCTTGCGGATCATTCTCCCCTTGTGCCGATCCTTCATCTTCGGGAAGTTCTGGACCGTGCGTTTTCGTGTTGCCATCATGTCCTCCAGATCACAGTGTGCAAGGATCGTCTGTAAAGGATCGATCCCCTCGAATTGAAAGGAAATACGCATGAAGTATCTGGCCAATCACCCTAGCTACTGGCTCGACGACGCGGCTGCGGATGCACTCAACGCCTACGAGGCTCAGTACGGTGTGCTCGACATCACCGACGCTGGCCGCACGGTCCAGGAGCAACAGGACCTCATCGACCGGTGGTATCAGGGCGGCACCTACAACCGGCCTCCGTACCTCTATCAGCCCTACATGCCTGCCGCATCGGGTCCGCACGTCGGCGGTCATGCCGTTGACACCACGGACTACAACCGATTCGCGCAGCACTGTGGCGACTTCGGCTGGCAGCACAATCTGCCCAACAGCGACCCCGTGCACTTCATCTACGTTGGCGGCGGAAGCTCCGGCGGTGGCAAGGTCGGCAACATCACCAGCCGCCCAACCAGCGATGTCCAGCAGGCTCTGGTGAACGCCGGAATCGGCATCGGCTCCAGCGGAGTTGACGGCATCTACGGCAAGGACACCACGGCGGCTGTCGCCGAGTTCCAGAAGCAGAAGGGTCTGGACATCGATGGCGTCTATGGTCCCGCCACGGATGCCGCGCTGTTCCCGGCGGCTCCTCCTGCTCCACCAACCGGTGGCGGCGGATGGGCTGGCATCCAGCAGATGCTCAAGGCGCTCTACGGCTACACCGGTGCCATCGACAACGACCCTGGGCAGGGCACGTGGGCAGCTATGCAGCGCTTCCTCAAGGCCAACTGGGGCTACACCGGCCCGGTTGACGGCGACCCCGGCGAGAACACCTACAAGGCGATGCAGCGCTGGCTTGCTGCGCGGTACGGTTACACCGGAGACATCGACGGCATCGTCGGCGATGGCACCAACGCTGCACTGGATCGCGCTGGCGCTGCCAACGACGCGGCGTTCTAATCCGTTCACGACCCCTCCACCAGCGACACGGGCCCCTCTTCGGAGGGGCCAGTGTTGTCCCCAAGTATGGCGTCCTCGAATGGTGGTCGGCCACGATAGCTCGGCAGATGCTCTGCCCGTGCGGCGATGATTTCATAAGCCGCACGGAACGTTATCGGGGGAACCATGACAGCCAACGCCCGGCGCCGAATCTCTTCCCAGTCACGTTCTCCGATCTCCGGGTAGTTCTCCCAGTTCAACTGCTCACGCACTGCTGACGCCACGACGCCCTGCACCACAATGCTCATTGCCTCGTCTACGTTCATGGCTTCTCTCCGCATCTGTTGTTGAATTCTTCTTCGCTGATCTCCACGCCGTACTCGGATATCTCCCACTCCGATCCGCATCCGCCGCGCTTGTTGCAGATGTACCCGTAGCCATCGACCCAGTTCATGTGATGGCCGCACGCTGGGCAGCGGTCGTCAGTCATGGGCTGGTGGCTCCTGCTCCACGAGGATCCCCATCGCCTGGGCCAGCCTGAGCACAGGGTCACGATCCGCGAGCCGGTCGAACCAGCCTCTGCAGATGGCGTTCTCCTTGGCCTCGCGGTAGATCGTGGAGTGGCAGACGACCGTTGCCGAGTCCGTGTCCTTCGTGTCCCGCACCATCTCGGCCACCCGCGATCCAGCCACTGGACGAGTGTGTGGATTGAAGATGCATGTGGCGCACTCCCGGCTCAGCACGTGAACCTTGCCATCGCGGTAGATGTTGTTCTTGCTCATCACTTGCCTCCCGTGACCAGTAGCACAACACCGAAGATCAGGCTCATGACGCCGATGGTCCCGAGAATCGAACCGCCCAGGATCCTCAGCCCGTAGAACCTGTCGTTCGGCCCGTTCTGGATGAATCGGTCAATGAGGTACACGGCCAACAGTTCGAATGCCCCGGCGATCAGGAGGATGCACGCCAACATTCGTACCTCATCCATGGCTCCCCTCCTCGCGGACGAGCCGCGCATCGACAGCTTCGTCAACCCGGAAGGACCAGTGCCAACCGCTTTGCGCCTCGCCCAATAGTCGCGTGGCCTCGTGGATAGCGCCCTGCCTCGTGCGCGCAATCACGGAGATTCGCTTACCCCGGTCTTTTCTGGGCGGGTCATCCTGGCACTGCTGGGCGATGATCTTGAACGCATACTCTGGTGCGCGCGCGATCACGGCCTGTGTCTCGGGTCCATAAACTCCATCGCCCTCAGCGGCTGCTGATTTCCGGTAACCGGCAGCGATAAGTGTGTCAGCCAAACAGCGGTGCATATCTGAACTATGGACATCCCAGTGCAGGGAGGACCATGACAGCCGGTCAGCGATCACTCCCGCTAGTTCGTCACGCTCGGTGTTGTTGCTCATCGTTGCCTCCCGTAGACGAGGGAGCGGACAGGATTTCACCGAGAGTCAGCGTCCCGTGCTTCTCGTTCCAGTCGCGCACCTTCTCGATGGTCGCTTGTGCCTCAGCCAGAGCGATGCGTAGGCAGTCGATACAGGTACTCACGCCATGGTCCTGCTCGTCCTCACGATCCCCATAGTGGCGGTCGCAAAGATCGCCACGTTGTGCCTCGGCCAGTTGCCCCTCAAGTTCGTGAATCCGGCGCTGAGCTTCATTGACGATCCCATCGTGGTACTCGGTTGTCACCGACGCGGCCAGTTGCTGGAGCAGTTCGTCACGCTCGCGTAGCAGTGATGCAGCCGCCACTCGCCCTTCGTGAAGCACGTCACGCAGAACATCGATGGCCTTGCCGAACTCGATCTCGTTGTGCGACGACGCACCCAGGCATCCGTTGGCAAATTCCAATTCCTTGCGCAGCCGAGCTATCTCGGCATCCTTGCGCCATAGCTTCATTTCCTGCTCCAAGTCCTCATGCCGCGAATGGCGATCTGTGCGGCGCGGACGGTCAAATCGGCGTTGATCGATTCCAACTCCTCGGGTGTCGGCACTCGCAACGTGAGCACGCCATCGACCTCATCGAATACATCTGCGTTGCCGCAGCGGATGCACAGCGAGATGCCGCCAGGCTCGGGGGCGGAATTCTCCGCCTGGCCGACGCCGCTGGCCAGATCGAACTTGTAGCCACACTCGGTGCATGAGCACCCGTGTAGTTCGGTTTCCATCATGATCCTGCTTCCTGTCGTGGAGGGCGGATGTTCATCGTGCCCTCCGTGCGACGCCAGGCGTCGCGGTATAGAGATGCTCGCGCTCCAGGCTGGAAGAAGAAGTACGGTCCAGCGATCTCGCTGTTCCAGCGCCTTCTGCGGGAGTCCAGAATCCCGGCCCTGATCTCGCGTGCGTGTCGTTTCTGCATGGTGCCCTCCATCGTTGGAAGGGGGCGAGGCGGAGTGCCTCGCCCCCTCATAGGGCTAGTTTGCCTTGCGCTCTTCGATCTTCTTCCACTGATCGTTGTATCCGTCGAAAGTGCTCATCGATGCAACGGCACCCTTGATCGCGTCGTTCAGCGCGCTGGAGATCTCCGGACGCTTCTCGCCCTCGTCGGCTGCGTTGAGCGCATCCAGCTGAGGCTTGAGCGAGTGAGCGGCATCTACCAGGTCGCTGGTGTCGATGACGTACTTGCCGTCACCGTCCAGTCGGCTGATCGCAAACGTCACCGCGCGGGTGATCGACTCACGAACGAACGCCGGGAGAAAGCCCTCCATCGATTCGGCAACGGCAGCGTAGTCCACCTTCTCCGACAGCTTGGCTGCATCGACCACGACCTTGATCAACCGCTCGATGCCGTTGGGGTCCAGGCCAGCGATCTCCACAACGGCGTCCAGGCGTCCCGGGCGCAGCATTCCACGGTGGATGCGCTCGATGTGGTTCGAGGTCATCACAACCATCAGTTCGCCACCCTTGGCCGTGATGCCATCGAAGGCCTCCAGCAGCTTGGTCACCTCGTCCTGGTCGCTGGTCGATGCCGCGTTGTCGATGTCCTCAACGAACACGACGGCAGGCTGGTAGAGCCGAGCCGTGCGCAGTACATCCTCGATCTTGTCCCGGCCAGGTCGTGCGCCGATGAAGGTCCAGTCGTTGTCGGTCGCCACCTGTGCGGTCATCTGACCGGTCGAGGTCTTGCCGGTTCCGTATGGGCCATAGACCAGCACGGCACGCTTGAGGGGAACGCCCTCCTCGCGCATCGTTGCCGTGTGCCGGATCGGTGCCCACAGGGTGCCCTCCAGCGTGCGGGTCACCTCATCGGAGAACACGATCTGATCGGCGCGGAAGTTGGACATATCCAGGAATTCCGGCGAGTCCGAGCCGACGATGGCACGGCCACGGTAGATGGAATTCTTCTCCAGATACTCCTGGACGTCATCGAAGAGAGCCTCGATCTCGTCCTTGTACTTGCGAGGGCCCTCGCCACGGATGCCGAAGATCTGGCCGTAGTCACGGTCAGACGCCTCACCGATGTAGATCTCCATGCCCGGCATCACCGGGATCTCGATCAATCCCCACGGCACCTGCATCGACTGGTTGACCCCGATGTTGATCGTGCGCATCTCGGGTGGCCGGGTTCCGAAGAATCCCATGTTGATCTCTTTGCCCAGCAGCATTCCGTAGCGCTGCTTGATCACCTGGAATGTGGCGTAGGCCCCATCGTCGGGACGGTAGCGGAACATCCGAGTGAAGCCGGTGGTCGTCTCGGCTTCCTCCTCCAGGCGCTTGAGGATCTTGAACGCCTTCTCGTAGGTCATTCCCTTCGGCAGGATGATCTTGCTGCCGTCGTGGAATTCGACCTCCTCGCCGGTGATCGCCTTGCCGCCGAGTCCCGGGATGGACTTCAGCACCTCCGCGAACAGGTCCGAGGTTGACTTCTCCGCAGTGTATTCAGACTGCTTCGACATTGTGCTCTCCGTTCATTTTCTGTTTACCCAGCGGTGGTCCCCGCTGGGGGTTTGAGGTCAGGCCTCTAGGGCCGATTGCTCACGAGTCTTGTAGTTCTCATAGAGCGTGGTGCCGTCAGGATGGACGACGAGATAGGGCAGCATCACCTGATCCATCGATGCCAGGTCCGCCTCGATCAGGGCCAGCTGGGCATCCAGCCAATCCTTGATAATCCGCCAGGCCACGCGCTGAGCGTGCTCGACCGTGCGGTACATCCGTGCCACCTTCGGATCGCTGTTCAGCGTCGCGTGCACACCGGCCACGTTGGCGGTCATCATGAAGTTGCGGATGCCGTGTGGGGTGCGGATGCTGAAGGCCAGCCCCGAGGGCGAGCCATCCTCCGCGTAGTGCGTGGACACGCTGGCGACCCGGCCCTGGAGGATCTTGTTGATATCAGCCATCGACTTGTTGACCGCGATGATCGACGTGTAGTTCTTGATCGGCATCTCACTTCTCCCTTGGCATGATGCGCGGCGGACGCGCTGTGTTCTCTTCGCGGATCTGCTTGCTCCAGCCGCGCCGATAGGCCCACACGTACGCGGCTCGGCGGATCGGGTGTTTTACCCCTGGATCGTTGTTCTGCATGTCCGAGGATGGCGTGACCTTGCGGAGCGTCGCATCGACCTCACCGTCAATCGATCCTCTGAATGCATCGAACATGATCGAACCGATCGACACCGCGAAGATGAGAATTCCGGCGACAATCGCAATCGCTACTAGCGGATGCATCACTGATTTCCTTTCGTGTTGGTCCAGGGTGAAGGCCACTGGATCGGCTCTTGGTGGTTCCACTTCCACTGCCGGAGCATGCGGATGTAGGCGATGATCAGAAGCTGGATGACGATAACTATCGGCATCGTGGCGGCGATCACGAACAGGATCACCGGCAGCAGGAGGTCAGCGCTCATTGGGCAACAGCCCTTCGTGGATCTTCATGTCAGGCTTGCCGGTCGTCCACTGCTTGCGCAGCGCCGAGTTGAGAACGAGCACCGGGAAGGGCTCGCCCATCGCTAGCTCGGTGATGATCATCGTGGAGTCGATGGGGCAGTCATCGCGGAAGGCCACCCGCAGGTCGGGATTGTCCAGCGCATCGGCCAGGCGCTCCTGCTCGTGGGTGAGCTTGGCGTGCGCCAGATCGACGATCACCCAGCCCTCTTGATCGACCATGGCGCGCAGATCCATCAGTGCCCCATCCGCCAGCTGGAATCCCCAGCCGTGACCGGGCAGCCAGACCGCCTCGCCCTGGAGCGTCACGTTCTGTTTCACGTGAAACGCATCCCCGGGCTGGCGGAACAGCATCTGGAGCTTGTCACCGGTCTTCAACTCGTCCAGGTCGTATGTCTCGTCAGTCATTGCTTCGGCTCCCTCACTTCGAGCTTCATGTAGGCGTTGCCGGATTTCGGCATGACCTCGGTCCAGCGCACGACAACACCGTCCGGCGTGACGCCCTCGATTCCCTCCAGCATCTGCTTGGCAGCCTCGACCGCGCTGATGTCGTCATTGCGATCACGGCGAGCCTCGACGTAGATGCGAATGGCTTCCAGCGCCTCGGGGTTCTCGATCTTCTGATCCGGCATGTAGCCAGCCCAGCAGTTGTTGTAGAACGGGCACTGCACCGCCCAGCACCAGGACTCCGGCTCATCGCGGGTCGCCATCCTGGCTGTGGATAGCGCGCTGGCAACATCCTCCAGGCGCTCGGACACCGCCTCCAGGATCAGCTTGGCCTGCGCGTAGTCCATCGAGTACGGCAGGAAGCCCTTCTCGGCTGCTCCCCGGTCGAAGAACATGAGGTGTCCAGCTACTGTCTCTGGATTCACCAGGCCTTCCTGGACGGCAGCCTCCATGTAGCCAGCCAGCTGAGCCTTGTTCTTGAAGGTCGGTCCCTCGCGCTTGGTCAGGCCCAGCCCGTTCTTCGACTTGAGGTCAACGATGTCTCCGTCGTCGGTGATGTAGATGATGTCGGTGGAGCCGGATACCCGAATGGGATGACCGCCCACCTGCAACTCCAGCGTCAGCCTGTGCTGGAGCATCACGTCATCACCGTGCGCCTCGCCGATGGCGTTCTCGATGTAGTCGCCCAGCGCCGTGCCGAACTCGGCCTCCTGCTTCCACAGCGTCGGGTCCATCTTCTTGTCCCCGGCGATGGTGGCCCGGATGTACTCGCGGCATCCGCCCATCTCGCTCATACCCAGGATGCGCTTCTGGCTCTGGAGCGAACGAGGCCGGTTGTTCTGGTGGTGCACCATATCGGCCACCATCTGCTCGGCCAGGCGCTGGCCTCGCTGAATCACCTCGACGCCGGTCACGAGAAACACTCCCCGCAGTTATCGCTGCACGACAGCCCAGCCGCCATCCGCGCCATCTCGACTCCGTACTCCTTGCCCATGGCGTCGAAGGCCTCCGTGAAGCCCAGCGCCTCCGCCGCGAACTTCAGCTTCGGCATCCCATACGGGGCGTAGCGGACCTCATCGAACTTCCGGCAGGTGTCGTCGTCGGTGAGCAGCCACAGGTACTCGGTGAAGGCGTCGATAGATCGGTTGGCCGAGAGGCCCCGGTGATCGATCGCCTTCTCCACGGCGAATGCCAGGTATTCGCCAGCAGCCGCTGAGGTTTCCCACGGCGTCTGTGGATCGCCCCACTTCTCCGGGTCGGGATCGGTGAGCAGATCCTTGATGTGCTCATAGTCCAGCGTCTGGACGAGCACCTCCTGGCGCTTGCCCAGGAAGTCCAGATGGGATGCGCGCACGGTGTCCAATCGAGCGCGGATCTCGTCTTGTGTCCTCATGACTGCCTCGCTTCCGGGTGATTGAATCCCTCGGCCAATTCGCTGATGCCACTGGCTGGGGCAGGAACGGGGCTCTCCGGCGCGTTCTGGGGTGCCTGGCCTTCCTGTACCAGGGCGGGATTCCTAGGCGCTCCAGCGGGCTTCTGTGGTTCCTTGTAGGTGGGCGAATCCTTGTCGGTGAGGGCCAGCGTCCCGCGCACGATGGGATTGAGGTTGCCCCTGTCGTAGAGGTGCAGTCCGAACGCATCGCCCAGGCCGATTGCAGCACGACGCAGCGCGTAGCTGGCGGCGGATGTCATCGCCAGGACGCGAGCCTCGCCACGGTTGGGCTGAGGTGCGTTCTCCTCGAAGTGGTACTCGATGAACTCCGCGATGGGTTCGCCCTCGTAGTTGCGCACGCGGAGCCGGACGGCGGCTGCGTAGCCGCATATCCAGTAGGTCTTGTCCGCGTTCTTGCCGGTGCCGGGCTGCGTGTTCTCGTAGGCAAGCTCCATGTGGATGACCTGCGAGTCCCAGTTGCCCATCCCGAAGGTGCGGTTCAACTCGGCGCGGACCTCCTGCTGGGGAACATAGCTGAGGCCCTGCTTGACCTCGATGCGATCCTCGCGTACCGGGTTGAGCAGTCGAACCATTTGTGCCTGGGTCAGTCTTGCCATGATGCGTGTCTCCGATCTAGTTGCTGTTTCAATGCCGCTCGCCGTTCGGCGTCTTTCACTCGACGACGTGCCAACCGCTCCTGCTTGCATTGTCGGCAGCGGTTGCGTTCAGAAGCTGGAAGCGTGTTCTCCCTGGTGTACTCGTGGCCGTTGGGACAGGTCCTGTTTGCCGCCTGGCCGGGGTGAGGCGAATTGGAAAGCTTACGATGCGGCTCCAGGGGATTGATGCATCCCCTCACCTTGCATCGCGGCAGCAGATACTCGCCGCGTTTCAGCGGACGGACCAGCTTGCCGTAGAGGTAGCGATGGATCGCGTAGCTCAGGTTGTCGCGATGGATCAGGATCAACCCATCGGGACGGTACATCTCGGACGGAAGAACGATGTGATCTTCCGGGTTGGTCGTGATCGCCTCGACGATCTGCTCTTCGAGTGCTCGGGTGAATCTCATGTGTCCTCCGTTTCTCCCAGTGCTTCGATGGTGATCTCGGCTCCCGCTATCTCGCGGTCGTCGAGTTGATAGATGGCGCTCAGGTGCGATCCGATCGCGTATGTTTTTTCCACGTGGGCGATGACAACGCGAGCGTCATCCCGCCATAGGCCCGAGTCGGTGATCGCGTCCTCGGTGGCACGCAAAAGTTTGGACACGTCGGGCACTCTCTTAGCTCGGATTCGTGATCGTTTCGGTGCAGATTCTGGACGCGGCAAGTAGAACAAAATGCTCAGCGCAACCGGTCCATCGAATCCGCGTTCCCAGGTTGGGTCCTCGTCCATCGCCTGGATGGCGGCGAGGCGAACGGCCTCGCGCCAGGGTCGAACTTTTTTCGACGACTCGATCATGATTGCCTGCCCGGCTCGGGGACCTTTCTTGCGCTTGCCGACGTACCGCTTCGACCCTTGCGGTCCCGGCACGCCATCGACCTCAAACGCGATTTCCACTGCGTTTCCTTTCGTTACTTCCAGCCTTGCCTGCCGCGCCAAGCCCGGCCGTGCCCAGCCTTGCCCTGCCTGGCCATTCCATGCCCAGCCTGCCTTGCCGCACCCAGCCCAACCCTGCCCTGCCATGCCAGGCCGAGCCATACCTCGCCTGCCGTGCCACACCCCGCCGAGCCAAGCCCAACCACGCCATTCCGTGCCTGCCTTGCCGGGCCGAGACCTGCCATGTCTAGCCGAGCCGTGCCGTGCCTGCCAAGCCGCGCCCCGCCGTGCCTCCCCACGCCGCACCGTGCCTGCCTTGCCACGCCACACCGCGCCCAACCGAACCCTGCCGGACCCAGACTTGCCGTGCCATGCCCAGCCTGCCGTGCCAAGCCGAGCCATGCTCTGACGAGCCATGCCTTGCCTGCCTCGACGCGCCAAGCCCAGCCAGGCCGCACCAGGCCGTACCCTGCCTGCCCTGCCTCGCTCTGCCTAGCCCAGCCCCGCCAAGCCCTACCACGTCATGCCTCGACTCGCCTGCCTCGCCGCGCCTTGCCTGGACTCGACCCGCCTCGACTAGCCTGGCCTGCCTAGACTGCGACATCGTTGCGCACGAGATCCATGAATTCCTGGAGGTCCCCGTACTTGGAGCGCAGTGCCTTCCAGTCGCGTTCGGCTTCACGCAGGACAAGCTGACGCGCGAACGGGTCCTGCGCCACCTCCTCGATGGGCTTGTATTCGCGACCGGTAGATCCAGCCTGCTGGACGTTCACGAAACCGCGCACACTCCGGTTGCGTGCCTTGCTGTCGGTGTAGACGACCATCACGGAACGGATCAACTCGCGCGCCTGCTCAAGCCGGTAGGCATCCGCCGCCGCCTCCTGGTCCCACTCGAAATGGTGATGCAGCGGTGAGTCCTCCGGCTCGGCCTCCACCAGCACGGCACGCGGGGTGAGCGCTCCGTGCTGGCGTCGGATGCTCAGGAGGTGTTCGCGCAGGTCGCTCATGGCAGAACCTCGACCGCCCTGGACTGGTCGATGGCGTAGGTGCCGAACTCGCCGCGCTTCTCCGGTCGCCATTCGCCGACGCCGATGCCCAGGCCTCCGGCGTCGATCAGCGACAGCACCGAATTCTGGCTGATCGAGGATGCCACGTATGTCACATCCAGCGTCGCGGTCCAGTTGATGAACTCGGGACGGTAGCGCAGGTCAGCCGAGCGGGACACCCCGCCGAGCCGCACGATGTCCTCGCGCATCCGAGGCTCGCCGTTGATCTCGACAAGCTGCTGTGGGTCCGCATCGGTGAGGATGCCACGGAAGAACAGGAACTGACGCAGGCCGGTCATGCTGATGGACTTGTCATAGAACCTGGCGGCTCCGGTGGTCGCTGCCTTGAAGGCGGTGACCGGGAATCCGTAGCGATCCTGCTCGTCGCCGATCTCGCGGATGCGATAGAACGCCGCGAGGTATTCAGCTTCTGGATCGCGTACGGCCTTGACCTTCTTCTTGCCCTGCTGCGCCTCCAGCATCTGGCGCTTGGACTTCTCGCTGAAGTTGTGCACGATCAACGGGCTGAGTCCGATCAACGGGACGCGGATTGTCTCAATCGGGATGCGATCGATCTCGATGCGTGGTGCAACTGCCTGTGTTTCTGCCATGATCCTTTTCCTTTTCTTCGGGGTGGTGGGCCAGGTCGTACCCCAAAAACGACCTGGCCCGGTGCTGACTGCGGCGACCTAGAACGGAGTCTCGTCGTCGTAGCCAGGTGCGTTCCAGACATCATCCGCTGGCGTGGCACCATCGGTGCCGGTCTGCGTGCGCTGTCTGTTGTCCTGCTGTGTCCGGCTCGTCTGCGAGCGTTGAACGCTCACCGTTGCAAACCGCAAGGATGGCCCGATCTCATCGACATCCATCTCGATGACGGTTCGGTGTTCGCCTTCCTTGGTGTCGTAGCTGCGCTGCTTGAGGCGTCCGACCGCGATCACTCGCGATCCCTTCGTCAGCGAGCCGGTCACGTTCTCGGCGAGGTCGCGCCAAGCGGAGCACCGGAGGAACAATGCCTGTCCGTCTTTCCACTCGTTGCTGGCCTTGTCGAATTCGCGGGGCGTTGATGCGATCGTGAAGTTCGCCACGGCCAATCCCGCCTGCGTGTATCGCAGTTCGGCATCGGCGGTGAGGTTCCCGATCACCGTAAGTTGCGTTTCGCCCTGTGCCATTTCATCTCCAGTCTCAATGTCTCGCCCGTGATCAACGGGCACGTAACTAGTTTAGATGTTGTCGCGGTCGCTCAGCAAGTCCATCTCCAACGCGGTCATGACGGCGATCATCGTCGGGATGTCGGTGTCAACATGCGACTCGACACGGGTCTGGCCGAACACCTCGGGCCATAGCAACCTGGCCAGCGCAGCAACCTCGTGCAGCATCCAGACCCTGTGCTTGAACTCGGGGTCCTGGTGGTAGCGGTCCAGGTTGGCGGCGAAGCGCTCCGAGAATTGAGCCTCGAATTCCTGCTGCTTCTGCTGCCGCCTGATGAACTCCAGGAACTCGCGCTGCTCGCGCTGGCTATTGCTCTCCCTGGGCATTGCGCACAGACCTTTCCAGCTTCGTGAGCGCATCGAACACGCGACCCTCAAGCGTGTTGTCGGTCGCCTCGTACACCTCGGGATGCTCCGAGCCGCGTGCGACCTGAACCATGTAGCGCGTGCCGGATCGAGCGACAGCGCTCATGATCTTCAACTCGATGCGGTCATCACGCAGATGGATGGTGTGATCCTCGCCAGCCTTCTTCTTCGCATCGCTGTCGGGGTCATCCCCGGATGAGATCAGGCCCCACCCCTCGTTGAACAGCATGACGCCGACGTACTGCTCGTCGTTCTGCACGTAGAGATGATCCGGCAGGCCGATGGCCTCGATGGCCTTGGCGATGGTCTCCACCGCTACGACAGGATGGGCCAGCCCCCAGAACTCCGTGGAGAATCGGAACGGCCTGCTGGAGACCTTGCCCCTGTCCTCGAAGAGGATGCCGATCCAGGGCGGAACATCCCAGGCGTCCAGCGCAACCTCCGTTTCCAGCATCGAGGTCAGCGTGTCCAGCACCGGCGTTGTTGTCATGATCCTTGTCCTTTCAAGAAGTCCATCGCATCCTCGATGGAGTCGAATGACACGATGCTCACCTCGCCACGCTGGCTCAGTGGTGTTCTGGAGATCCAGATGAAGTACTCGACGGCCTGCTTGACCGACTCGAACTCGTCTGGCTGAAACGTGATGCGCTCGTGCGCACCGGCCTTCACGTTGAAGGTCTTGCCCTGCGCAACGTCGAGTGCCCACAGCGAGAGGATCGCCTCCATAGCGGCCATCGGCATCACGACCTCCACGCCGGTGTGATCATCGGTGAACACGAGCTTGTCGTCACCGACCATCTGCACCACGTGGCGGCCATTGATCCTGGTCACCGTGGAACCTCGATGACCTTGCCGGTCTTGACCACCACGATGTCACTGTGTCTGAGCAGGTTCGCGCCGAAGTTCTTGCCGCTGATGAATTGCAGCAACGCTCCCCAGGTGAAGCCGTTCCGAGGGCACGTGGCGCCGGTGATGTACCAGGTGTCGCCGACTCGAAGCGCCGCATACTCGTAGGTCGTCCTAGACCCGACATAGGTCCGCGAGAACGTGATGACAGATCCCGGCTTTGGTTCCTTCGGGCGATGTAGCTCGGCCAGTTCACGCTCGGCCTTGCGCAACTCTGCGGTGGTCGCCTCGATGAGGTACTTGTTGCTATCGATGAGGCTGTTGTAGTTGACCACCCGTGCTCGCAGTCCACGGGTGAGGCTCTCCAGCTGTTCGATCCGATCCTTCTTCTTCATTTCCTTGCTCTCCTTTTTCACGGAGCCAGCCCCAGTGGCTGACTCGCCTGGATGTAGCAACGATCACACCAGAACCGGTTTGTATCCGGGTTGTAGGTGCCATCGAGCCGGTACTTGACCATGGCGTGATTGGCGTCGATGTCGTCGATGCCGATCTCCTCCAGGTCGTAGTCACCTGTCTCGTTCGGTGTCCTGCCGCAGCCCCGGCAGTGTGGTGGTAGGAACAGCGTCTCCGTCATCTACTTCTTCCTCTTCGTCGGCGATGTCAAAATCACCACGCACGATGGCCGTGCGCAGTCCCTCCAGCACTGCGTAGACAAGCAGGTTGGAGTGCTCGCGCTTGTGTTCCAGGTGCTGTACGAGCTTCTGCTTGTCAAGTGTGCGAGACTTCTTGGGCATGGTATTTCCTGCCATTCGGGTGAGCGGCCCGGCCTCACTGGTGCACACTAGAGGCCGGGCCGTTCTGTCGATTGTTACTGCTGGTTGATCTGGCGACGACGCGACCAGAACACCAGGCTGAGGATGAGCAGACCAGCGGCCAGCCCACCTCCGGCAACCCAGATTGCACCGTCGATGTTCGATCCCGTGTCGGCCAGGCCAGCGCTCTGGGTCTCCAGGGCAACCGGCGTGTCGTTCACCGTGGCAACCGGAGTCGTCGTCGGCGTGCTCGTCGGCGGGGTGACCACGGCTGCGCAGTCGTCCCCGGTCAGCTGAGGCTGGATCGAGTACGTCACCGTCTTGGTGGTCTGGTCGTCGCTGACGCCATCCCCGGCGTTGAACAGGTGTCCATCGTCGGCGGTGGCGATCCGGCTGAACACGCCATCCTCGCCACGCTGAGCGTCGGACCAGGTTGCATTGACCTGATCGAAGCTCACCGTGCCATCGGCGTCACACGTGGCATCCGTCGTCGCGACGGTTGCCGTGGCATCCAGCGGGATGATCGGGGTGACCGGCACCGTGCAGTCGCTGGACACCGTTGCCGTTGTCAGTTCGACATCGCCGAACGCTGGCCCGGTTCGTACCGTCACCGTGTGATCGCCGCTGTCCTCGCCGAAGGTGATCGGGTCCGAGGTGTAGCTCTGACCGGCTGGCACTGTCGGGAACAGCGTTGCTGTGCCATCGACGTAGACCACAAGGCTTGCGGTCAGCCGGTCCAGTGCATCGCCCAGTTCGTTGGTAGCCGTCACGGTTGCGGCGCCACAGGTCGTGTCGATGCTGGCAGCCGGGTTCGGCTCGGCAGGCGGTGGCACAACGCAGTCGTCGCTGATCGTGACCTGGTTCTGGTAGGTCGCCGTCACGCCATCCGACCACTTGACCGACACGTTGGCGGCAACGATCGCGCCAGCAGCCGGAGGGGCCACGACCTGGGTGGCCGTCTTGGTGGCGTGTGCGCCCAGCGTCTGGTTGGCGCGGAGGTCACCGGCCAGCGTGCTGTCGGTGATGGTAGCGAACAGATCCCAGTCGTTGGTCAACGACCAGGTGATCGTCGCCGAGCCATCGTCGCCGCACTCAGCCGAGCCGGTGAGGCTCGCCGTGTGTGCACTAGCAGGCGCAGCAAACCCGATCACCGCCCCTGCCGCGATCAGTGCCACGGTGCCGAGCCCCGCAGCGATTCTCTTGATGTTCATGATTTTTCCCTTCGATTCGGTGGTGCTGATTTCTTGCAATCCCGAAGGCGGCTGCACGGTGCAGCCCCAGCGGGACGATTGATTACTCCAGACCGGCCAACAGATCTGGGATGGTGGCGTTGATGTCCACCTCGACGTAGCCGCCATGGTGCAGCATCTTGGCTATCGCGTCAGCCTTGGTCTTGCCGATGCCACGAGCGCCGCGCTCGTCGGTCCATTCCCAGACCGTGATCGCAAAGCCGTGATCCCCCCGGCGTGCCGAGCGCTTGACGTGGCCCATCGGTCGGTAGGTGTTCTTCGCCATGAGCGCCACGCCATCGGGGGTACGGGCCAGGACGCAGATGCTGACCGTCCATCCAGATACCTGGACGAGCACCGGGACATTCACGGCTTGTCCTTGAAGATCACCGTGAGCCTGCCGTGATATATCTCGTGGAACTGGTTGACCAGGAACACCACGGACTGCCGTCGATCCATCCAGCTGAACCGGGACTCCCAGACCTCCAGGATGTCGTGCGCCATGTCGGCGTCCTCGACCACCGCGCAATTCATCATCTGCGTCATCAGGCGAACCGGCTCCGGGATCTCGCCCGGGGCTGCGACGGTGAACGTCGGCATCGCCTGGCCCTTGCTCGGATCGCGGCCCACGATGGTGCCGTTATCCCTGGCAAGCTCACGGAAGGATTCGCCGAACGTCATGAGCGCCGAGTAGGTGAACACGTGCATGGCGTGGTCGTCCATCTCCGGCATCGCCAGCGAGAACAGGCTGCCGGTCAGGCCCGTGGACCGGTGCGCCTCGTTGAAGATGTACTGCAGAAGCAGCGCTCCGGCATGGTCCTGCCCGAGCCTCTCGTCGTCCGTGCTGTCACTCATCAGGTTCTCCGTTCTGATTTCGGATCGACGAATCGATCCAGGGGAAGGTCTTGCCGTGGTACATCGCCGTGGGCCATTCGCGGTCGGCCTCACGGTCGCCACGCCAGCGCACAACGTCAACCCGCTTGGGGTCGTCCTCGTCTTGCCGGAGTCCCAATCCGAACTCCGGCCAGCCCAGTAGCTGGCTCGACCCCCTCGGCTCCAGTGACCTGTCGCCGTGGTGATCTTTGGCCTTGCCAGCGTGTGCTTCCATGACCAGCGCCAGGCCCCGGTCCCGCAGCGAATCCAATGCCACGATCAGGGGTGCGGCGTCGTCGTCCGAATAGATCGCTTTCGGAACGAGCTTGTAGAGCGGCCCGATGTACAGCAGGTCGGGCTTGTGGATATCGATGAGCCGATGGATCTCGGCCAGGTCGCTGCCACTGGTGATATCGATTCGTGATCCTGCCTGGATGAACACGTGATCGCGAGGATCAATGACGCCCTGCTCAGCAGCATCGTGCGCAAGCCAGCGAACGTACCTGCGCCACTGCCTCTCGGTGTTCTCGGCATCGACAACCAGGCAGCGGACGGGATGCATCCGCTCGAAGCGTAGCGGGTGCAGGCCAGCGGCAGCAAGCAGGACTATCTGGCGTGCAAATGTCGTCTTTCCCACGCCCTCACCTCCGGTCAGGATCAGTCGGTCTTGGCGTTCCAGCAAGCCGGGGATGATCCAGTCGAAGCTGTCTGGCTCATCCAGGATCTCCCGCAACCGCTTGGGTTGCAAGCGCCCCGAGGTCGCCCCTTCCAGCACGCTGGACAGCGCACGCATCGAATCGCTGGCGATGTCGAACGGGCTATCGCCGGATGCTGCGCGCTCGGTCATGACCTGAACCACGTCGCCCATGGCACGACGCAGCTTGTCCCGGCGTACGGCCTTGGCGTAGTCCACCGCTGCCGATGGAGCCACCGATGCATCCGCCCAGGAGAACACCTGGGTCGAGTCGAAGTTCACCAGGTCCAGGGACTCGATGGCCTCAATGACGGTGATCTGATCGACCACCTCTCCGGCGCGCAGCATCTGGCCGATGCGATCGTAGACCTGGCCCATCCGCGCATCGCTGAAGTCGTCGCCGGTGACCAGCTGCTCCAGACTTGTGTAGTACCGAGGCTCGAGGATCACCGCACCGATCAGGTGCTGCTCGGCAACTGTCCCGGTCATGGCTTCGGCTCGATCTGGTTGTCGGTGGCCTCGTACCACTTGGCGAACTCGGCAGCGGTGCCGTTGGGATGAGCCGCCTGCCAACGACGGCGCTCGCCGAACAGGTCCCGGCGCTTGATGTTGTAGCCGTCCTGCTCGGTGATCTTCTTCTTGGCGGTGATGTCGCCGATCTGGATGCGCCGGGTGTGTCCGGCACGGTAGAACGCGAGGACCTTCTCGCGTGCCTGCGGGAACGTGATGTCCATCCCATCGAGGACGGCGTACCATGCCTCGGCCATCAGTGCATCTGGCTGTCGGCCATCAGCCCCGGCGATGAGGCCGAGGAGTGCAGCGATTTCTTTCTTGGTCATGATGTGATCCCTCCAATCGTTCCTGGTGTTGCGTTGATCCAGCCACTGAGCCGGACCATGGCGTCCATGTTGCTGTCATTCAGGGGCGCTCTCTCCCTGGGTAGCTCGTCGTTCCAGCGCTCGTCGTCCAGCCACCTGGCCAGTCCCGGAACGTACTTCGGATTGCCACGGCTGAAGATCTGGCCGAATACGAGGATGCGATTGATCACCGCTCGCTCGTCGGGCGACTTCTCCATCGCGATCTCGAAGGCCTTCTTCGCTGCTCGCTTGTTCTCTTTCCGAGGCCATGAATCCCAGACAGAATCGAATCCCTCGCGCGTAGTTAACTGACTTTCTTTCTGACTTTCTGTACTTACTTTCCTATGTAGGTCCAACATGTTGGACTTAGGCTGCTCAAAACTGGACTTAGGCTGCTCAAAACTGGACTTAGGCCTAGGTCCAGTCTTGTTGGACTTTGGACTTAGGCTCGTCAAGTGGTATTCATTGCTCGTCCGATAGCCCTTGTCCACGTTGCGACGATCCCTGCTGAGCACGCCCTCGTCCTCGTATTCAGCGATGAATTTGAGCACGGTGTTCTTCGATAAGTGACAGCGCTCACGAATCTTGTCGATGCCTGGGTAGCCATGTCCGCTCGCGTCCAGGAAACTGGCTATCGCAACGAGAGTATTTAGCTTGTTACCCGTATAGGTCGTGTTCTCCCAGACCCATCTCATTGCCTCGATGCTCATGCCAGATGCCCAAACTCCTTCTCGAAGTCGTCGGGCGAATAGGAATATCCAGCACCAGTTGTTGTCAGGATGATTGCATACTCATAGACAATTTCTTTTCCACCAATGGATGTTGTCTGTTTGCTAATCACATAGTTGCCATTGGCGATCGCAGAGCGGAATTCCCAAGCCTCTCGTTCACGTCGCATCCTGTCCTTCTCTTCGGCATCCAGGTTGTAGGCAACACTGCACTCCCGCGAACAGGTGATCGGCTTGCTTCCGCTCCAGGATCGTACAGAAACTGGATACTCAAATAACGCATCGCATACGACACACTTTCGCTGTCGAGAGCCTTCTCCCATATCCCTGGAAACAAGGCTCTGGTACGACCAGGTTGTCGGGAACGAATCGGATATCGCCTTGACTCTGACAGTTGGTTGATGCCAATAGATCTCTCGAACCAGATCAATCGGCGTAGGCATGTCGTGATACTCGACGTATTTGCCGAGCTTTAGTAATTCAGCCTCGACAACATCGCGCGCCGCAGTGACATTGGCCTGCTCATTAACCAGTCTGCGTTGCGCATCGTCGAGCTTGGATAGCGCACGGACTACAACATCTAGTGGCGAGGCGTCACTGTCACCACGAGATGGTGTGTCTCTAGATTGCGAGCTATCTGACGGTGTGGGTATACTCACGATTGAACCTTTCTAGTTGGAAGGAAAAGCGCGGCGGCAAACCAACGCTTGAACGATGCCCCGGTCTACTTCGGTAGCCGGGGCTTCGTCGTGCTCAGAGCATAGCCCTGGCTATCCGCTCATTGCGAGTCCCATGGGCGCTTGGGCTTGTGGTGCGTCACGTGGTACTCGATCACCGGGATTCCGGCTGCAATCGCCAGGTCTCGGACACGGGTTGCACCGGGTGATTCATCCACGATGAACACCATTGCCACGTCGATCCCGGAGGCGATCATCCCCCGATCCCGTGCCTCCATCGACACGCGGTCGGCGTGATGCATCTCCACCGGCAGCCCCACCTGGCCCCAGACCTGCATCGCCATCGGCTCTCCGCCCATCGGTGTGTCGCCGATCACCATTGTTCCGAAGCGCCTGCCGTTGGCCTCCCACCAGTTCTCCAGCGCCCTGCCGATGGCCGCGTGATTGTCCCATGACGCGCTGGCTGCGATCAGAAGCCGGAACACAGGCTCCGGCAATGGTGCCTCGGTTGTCCCATCTGGGTCATTCGATGTCTCATTTGCGGTCTGGGATGTCTCATTCTCGGCCCAGTCCTTCCCGGAATCGGGCTGTCCTGTCTCGCTCATCGTTCTATACGCTCCAGTCGCTGGACGATTGTGTCGCAATAGCCGCGGTCCAACTCCACGGCAATGCACTTGCGCCGCAGCATCTTGGCTGCCACGGCTGTTGCTCCCGATCCTGCGAACGGATCGGCGATGGTCCCGGTGGTCTTGGCGATCAACGTCTGCATCAGGTAGATCGGCTTGGGCGTCGGGTGATCGTGATCCTTGGGCGCGCTGCCTTCCTTCACCCGGGAGCGGATCACGGATGGCCCTCGCTTGCCGGTGAAGCCGACTCCACCGCGTCCGCCCAGCACGTAGATCTCCTCGTGGCTGGGTCCCCACGGCAGGGTGAGGTCGCCCATCCCCGGCGAGTCCCCCTTGTGCCAGACCAGCAACTGGCGCGTGCCTCGCGGACGATCTGCACGCCAGGTCCCGAACACCAGCGCCGCCTTCTTATCGCCCCACATGGCCAGCGCAATGTCGCGCTGGGTGGTGTCCTGGTCGCCGATGATCGGGTCTGTCGGGGAGACCTTGGAGGAGTTGCTGACGTAGCGCATCCCGTATGGCGGGTCGGTGATCAGCACGTCGGCGTCCAGCCACTGGTCGTTGTCCTGCATCCGGCCCAGGAAGAGTGTCACGTACTCATCGACGTAGTACGGCTCACTCACCTGGCATCCTCCAGCAGCGAGCTACGGATGATGGTCGCCAACGGCACGCCGTCCGCACGGGATCTCTCCAGCGCAAGATCCCACTGCTCGGGTGGAATGACGAAGGACAGCTGACGATTGCGACGCGATGCGCTCACCGAGGAGAGCACCTTGGGCAGCGCGATCCCCTTGAGGCCCTTCTTCCCGTAGGCGTTGACCTTCGATCGGATGATCGAGGACATCTCGGTGTACTGTTCGTGCGCGTACCGGGAGATGATCGTCTTCTCGTCGTCGGTCACACGGATCTTCATTCGAAGCATGGGCTTTCCTTTCAGGTGGTGGACAGAGCCAGCACGATCAGGAGGATGGCGAACGTCACGGCGATGGCGCTGGCCGCGTTGCGCGGATCGTCATTCATCCATGCGTTGATCTTCCTGAGCATGACTCTCTCCAATGGTATCGGTGGGTTGATCTTGGTACAACACGAGCCTGACCCACAGGCTGCCGCGTCGCGTTCCCTCGTCGTCGAGATAGCTCTCGGTCATCTGGGCTTGCAGGTAGCCGTCCTCGAAGCGCAATGCCGGGTGGCGCTTGAGCCGCACCAGACGAACGCTGCGCTCGGGAACGTTCTGGAATTCCAGGGACCACTTGCCCGGCCTGCGCCGCAGCTTCTTGACCACGGCCTGCCAGTGGTAGTTCCTACGTTCCATTGGTATCCGTCCCGGCTGTACTGGTGGTCGTCTGGCTTGCTGCGTCGTACCTGACGGCGCCGCACTTGCACTCCAGGTCACGTCCGAACGAGGCGAGGATCGCGCCCAGCTGGATGAGGTCGCACTGCGGGAACGGTTCGAATCCCCGCGCGCCGTCCAGACACTGGTCGCATCGGACGTCGCCCATCACGTCGCCGTAGAGCATTGGATCAGGCATGTGACCTCGCCTCCCCGATCTGCGAGCGATCCACGTACCAGTCATGCGTGCTGTGCAGCGTGCTGGTTTCGGTCTGCTCGATGTAGGTCGTTGTGATATAGCACTCGATGGTCGCCTTGGCGTGAGCCTGGAATGTGTTGTATCCCATGTCCCGGCTGAGGCTCTTCACGTAGCTCTTGGCACGCTCGACCACCTGGCCGAGGTTCCGCTCGGCCACCCATTGATCCGCGTAGTGGTCACCAGTGAAGGGCATCTCCACGCCGAACTTTGGGATGGTCACCAGGACCTTGCCTCGGTAGGACTTCTCGATCTTGCGCCTGGTGCTCATGCCTCACCTCGCAGCCTGGTGGACAGCGCCATGTCGCAGGTGATCCGTCCGATCTCGCCGAGGGGATGGAGCGATGCGTTGAAGCTGTTCTCGTCGTAGTCGAATGCCCAGCGATCTCCGAACGCTCCCCACGCCATCCGCCTGGCTGTCTCCCGATCCGGCGCGAGGATAACCACGTATCCATCCGGGTGTGCGCGCTCGAAGATCGGATGATCCTCGTGGCTGTACTGCATCCCGAAGGTGATGAAGTACTTGGCTAGCGATGTTGCCTGTTCCTGATCCTGTGTCTGATCCATGGTGCTCTCCGTTTCGTGTGTGTCGGTGGTGCAAGCCGGGGGAGTCTCTGTCGTCCCCCGGCCTGCCTGGATGCGCCCGATTCCAGACGCTGCGCATCCAGCTTCTGGAGCTACACGCGCTCCAGGAGCTTGAGGGTGGACGAGTCGATCTTGTCGAATTCGCCCAGGATCATCCTGGACATATTTCTCTCGACACGTCCCACGCCCTTCACGTTCTGCTCGTGATGGACGTAGGTGTTCACCGCCGAGACCACGCCGAAGGCGTTCCCGCGCCACGGAGCCACGCGCTCGTCGTAGTTCCAGAGCCTGTTCAGCGCTGCCTCTTTGGTCTCGGCCATGGTCAGGCCACGACCCTCCAATTCCTTGCCGGAGGGGTTGACGTAGGCCTTGACGAAGCGCTTCCACTTGTCCTGGCTTACGGACTGCGCCATGAGTTCGCGCACCTCGGCGTCGAAGGCGTCGCCTGCCTCCTCGACAACCAGGTCCAGGCTGGCCCGTACCTCGCCGATCTTGTTGAGGCTATTGGTCGAGTGACGCACCTTGAATTTGCCCTCCGCACGGGACAAAGCCAGGCTCAGCGTGTTGTCGCAGACGACTACCGTCGTGCCGGTGATGTACGTGGTGGCCAGCGAACCGTCGTGGGATGTTGCCGCGGTCAGAAATGGCCGGTGTTTCACGCCCTCGATGGACTCGAAAGTGTCCGCCAATTCGAACTGAACGAAGGCCTGCGCGCCCTGCTTGAGCAGGCCTGCGGAGCCGATGTTCAGATCCGAGGAGGAGGTGTCCAGGATGCTGGAGACGGTATCCACGCACCACTTCTGCGGCTCGTGAATGCGGTAGCCACGCTTGCTGAAGATGCCGAACAGCACGCCGTTGTCGGCACGCATGATCGCCTTGCGGTCGGGATCCACGGTGCTGATCACGCCGTCCTGGGTGAGCGCGGTCGCGGTGATCTCCGCCTCGACCAACTCATAGCTCATCAGGCCGGTGACCTCCTCCAGCGGGACAGGTCCCTCGAAGTGGTTGCGGTACTCGCCATCGGCTCCGCGTGCTGCATGCCAGGCTGCGCCGCGCTTGGCCGTGAAGCCGATGCGGGTGTTCTCCTGCAGCCAAGCCAAAGTTTCTTGCGACATGATCTCTTTCCTTTGTTCGGGGTTGAATGTGTCACCGTTGGGTAGAATCTATACCCAACGATGGCGCGATGTCAAGCGAAGTAATCGCGGTCGAAGAGCCGCAGCGCCGTATCGACCAGCTTGTCCTGGTCCTCCCACGGCAACTCGGTGTCGGCGATGAGTGTCACGGTCGAATCGAGATCGCGCTTGGCCTTGATCTCTTGCGGGGTCAGCATGGTGGTTCCTCTACGGGGTCAGGCACCAGGTGAAGGTGCGTCTTGGCTCGCCAATCGCCGCCCAGCTGCTGGACGGAGACGGTTCCGGTGATCGGTGCAGGCGGCTGATCGCCTGGGACGTAGCGCGCATGGGAGCGCAGCGCTCGCAGCCCCTCGGCCAGGCGTTCCACCTGGTTGGCAATGGCGGTCATGCGTGCTGCCGAGAGGTCCTGGTTGAGCGTGTGCTCGCCCTCCTCCGGCTCGTACTTGACGTCGGAGATCAGCGCGGTCAGCTTCTGTTCGATCTCGTACGCCTCCTTCTGCCATTCATCCAGCACTCGGACGAACGTGTCCTGGCTGTAGTTCTGATTGAGGATCATGCGCTCAACCTTCCTTCCTGTTGCGGCGCGTGGGCTTTGTTCTGGAGGGTGATGCGCGCCAGGGCAATCCCCTCCTCCGTTTCCAGGGTGCGCGGCTGGTCATGGATCAGTCGGCCATGGATCACCGGGCGCGAGGCGGCGACCTCCGCCACCACCTGCGCCACGGTGTATCCGGCTATGCGTGCAGCATCCAGGTCCACCTCGATCACGAGCCTGGTGCCGCGCATCCTCACAGAGCGATGACCTCCGTGTCGAGCGGGTCGTTGCTCCCGGCCAGCGCGCTGTACGTTTCGAGCTTCGCGTCGTCGATGATCGTGTATGGCGTGAGTTCGTTGATGATCCGCGAGCCGATCTGGCAGGTGACCATTGCCAGCCCTTTGCCCACGAAGTTCTGGGCGTGCTTGATCGCGGTGTTGCGCGAGTCGAAGCCATCGACGGCAACCAGGTCCAGCCATGCGCCGTTGTGCCAGGCTCGATAGACCACGCGATACTGAACGCCATCGAGGTACTCCCAGGGTCCGTCCGTATTGACCCGCTGGATGAGGGCATTGCCTTCGCCATCGACTGCATAAAGGATCACTCGGCCCGGCGAGAATGCGACGTAGCGTGCCAGGCCTTCCGACATCGACCACTGCTCGATGTCGCCCAGCCCCTCCGTTTTGGCCATCTTGAGGACCTTCTTGTACTGCTCTGGTGACATATCCATGATGATTCTCCGTTCAATTGGTGTTGCGTTGGGTGATGCCTTGATCTAGCGATGGGCTGGCTGCCCACCAGCGCCTAGCTGAGCGCCTGAAACAGCCAGGCTGGTACTGGGTAGCCAGATGGAATTCCTGACGCGCGTACCGGCCTCCTGTGGCGGCACGGTAGCGAGGATGAGCAGCAGCACGGCCATGATTATCAGGCCGCACAGCGCCAGCCATCCCATCGCGGCGTGCGGATTCATGCCCTCACCAGCCCCCCAGTTTGATCACATCGCCGGAGGTGGCGACCAGCCTGGCCACGCCCTCGGCGATCAGGTCGTTCGATCCGCCGGATGCGGCTGAGGTGATCGGTCCAGGAACTGCACACAGCATGCGGTCCAGGACGATGGCATGATGCGCCGCATTCAGCGATCCGCTGCGGTGACCTGCCTCGACCACGAGCATCACGTCGCTCAGCGCTGCGATCAGGCGATTGCGCGCCAGGAAGCGTGACTTGGTGGGCGCGTATCCCGGCGGCATCTCGCTGACCATCAGCCCCTCGTAGGCCACGGTGCCTAGGAGATCCTGGTTGCCGGATGGATAGAGGCGATCCAGTCCGCCAGCCATGACGGAGATCGTGGCTCCGTGCTCGTCGAGGGCACCACGATGGGCTGCCGCATCGATGCCGTAGGCTCCGCCGGAGATGACAGCCACGTTCTGCCGGGCGAATTCCTGGCTCCAGGTCCTGGACACGTGTTCGCCGTACGCAGTGGCGGCACGAGCGCCAATGACGGCCACGATCTTGTCCTCGTCCAGCATCTCGGGAGCGCCACGGAAGTACAGGATCCAGGGCGCGTTGCCCCCGAGATCGCCGATTCGACGCGGCCAGTACACATCGCCCGGGATGAGCGTGCCGATCTGGTGCTCGGCCAGCAGCCTGGTCACGCGCGGGACCAGCGAGGTCTCCATCTGGGCCTGCCAGCGCAGCACATGATGGGCCTTCCCCTGGTATTCGGCCAGCGCCTTGATGCCCTGGCTGTATCCGCCCTCCTCCGTGCACCAGGAGTCCACGTACGGGTCTCCGGGCTCCGCGATTGTGCTCCAGGCGATCCGCGCCATCCGCTCGGCCATGTTCCAGTTGTTCGTCATGATTGCTCTCCTTGTCGTCGTTCAGTAGCTGTATCGGCGAATGACCACGCCGAGCGCTGTCTGGTTGGTATCGGCGTGCGAGACGAGCCTCGCCTTGCCGTTGATCTTGCGCGCCTGGGCATCCGCCCACTGATTGGATGCACGGATGGCTCCCCAGAACGCTGTTGCCGAAATGCGCGGCAGGCGAACGATCACGATGCGCTCTCGCGGGTGATCGATCACCTCCGCCTGTGCCTGTGCTGCCGAAGCGTCGGCGTCCTTCAATCGCCGCCGATCCAGTACTACCTGAAGCATGATGCCCCCTTCGTCGTTGATACCATCGTATCCCCAGTGGGTGCACGATGTCAACTCCTACCTGTCCAGGGTGCTGAACGTGCTCCCGGTATCGGCAGGGATGCCAGCGTGCATCGCCTGTGCCTCCATGCTCATGCCACACAGCACGCCGATGGCGAAAGCCACGCCTACCGTGATGATTGTGCGAGGCCGGATGCGGATGCGCACCACGATCTCGTGTTCGTGGCCGTCTGGCGTGGAATGATGCGGCGCCATGCGCTCGCGGCTGGTGTCGGTGGTCACCTCGTCCAGCAACTGTTCGTTGCGTTCGGCACGCGCGGAGGCACGCTGCTGGGCCTTGGAGGGGAATCGCGGCGTCATGACACGCGCTCCAGCCAGGCCTCGACCCATAGTTGGGCCTCGCTCTTGTATTCCGGCTCCTCGACGGTCTGGGGAGCCTGCGGTTGGGCAGGGGTGGACATGGTGGATCTCCTATCTGGTTAGGGATCGCCGTAGTGGCGTGGAGACCGCCCAGCCGCGAGGGGGGTCAGCGGCTGGGAGGCCGTCATGCCATGACGGTATTGGGCCTGGTGGCGAGCCTCACCCGTGTAAGACTCGCCACCAGGGGCTGGGGACTACGCAGTGGCATCCACGAATGCGCTGAACGCCTCCAGGATACGATCGCGCTCCTTGGTGTTCCAGGTCTGCCGGGAGGCCTGCTCGATGGTCGAGAGCACCTGCGCCAGGCTGAAGCCCTTGGACTGCGGCTCCTCCTCCGTCTCCTCGTCCTCGCTGGTGTCCTCGGACTTCGGCGCGACCTTCGGGGTGATCTCGTACGGGTTGACGCCGCGCAGGTTCAGGTGGGCAGCGCGGATGTACTCGGCACGCGCAGCGGCCTTGTCCTCCATCGCGGCGCAGCGCACCTCGGACTCCTTGCGTCCGGAGGCCGTGCCCCCCTTGCTGTACAGGCGGAAGGCCAGCCCCACCACCTCCACGTCGTGCTCGAGGGTCGCCTTGGAGATCGACTCCCAGGCGCTGGCGTAGGCGTGCAGGGACGCCTTGCTGATCTGCGTGCCCCCCTTGCCCGTGACGTTGGACGCGTAGTAGTCCAACTCGATCTCGGTGGCCTCGGGGTACGCGGCACGAGCGCGGATCATCGAGAGTTCATCGGCCACGATGGTCAGCGAGGCACCCTTGGCGACGGCCTGGTGGCTGAGGCGAGCGCGGTCGAACGTGCTCTTGGTGTCGTCGAAGAGCTTCGCCATGCGTCCAGCGAACTGAACCGACACAGCGGCAGCCGCCTCCGCAGCGACCTCCGCCGAGCGCTTGGCCTCGACATCCGCCTTCGCGGACGCCTTCTTCGAAACGGGCGCCGGTGCCTTGTCGCCGGAGATGACGGGCTTGTTGAGTGTTGCAGTGGCCATGATCCTGACCTTCCTTTCGTGAGGACACCATGTCCTCGTTGTATCCATGATGCACGCACCGTGTGGTACGCGCCATACCCCCAAGCGGGGGGATGTCTAGAGTCCGAACATCCGCGCCATCGATGCGAACATGCCCAGCAATGAGCTACCTAGCGATGGCACCACGCAAACCGCACCGGCAACAACAACGCACGTGACCACAAGTGAGATGCCCACACGTCCAACGGCGCTAACGCCGCGTACCAAGCGTGCGCTACGTACGGCACGCATCGTGCCCTTGATGGCGGCCATTACATCCCCGCCATTTCAAGCCCGTAGACGTTGAACGCATCGCGAACATCGGCGGCATCCACGTCGTATTGGAACACGACGGACCCGTCCGTGACATCCATCACACGGCCACAAAGGCGGCATGCGAAGTAGTCCATCGCGTCGGTGTCGAACGTGCCATCGCTAGCGCATCCGGCATAGTCCAAATCGAAGTCGTTATTTCCGCATTCGCAAGCGGGAATGAAGCACATTCGGGGGCCGAAATGACCCCCTTCGTGCACGCCTTCTACGGTAGTGTACGCCGGTGTGATGTCCATGGTGCCTATCCCTTCGGTTGGGTGGTGCGATTGATACCAACGTACACCCATCGGGACGATCGTCCAGCCACCTGGACACCCCCAAAAAGGGGGGCTTGACTTGTGCCCCCCACCCGAGCGATTCGGGTACGGGGCTGGGGCTTGTATACGCTGCCCGATCTACCACGTGGATACCACCCGCAACCATTCCGTAGTACGGAATAATCCGGGACTACGAAACCCCGTAAATCGGGTCTGAAAATAGCCGTTTAGATACCTCTGATAGATATAGGAGAATTTCAAAAATGGGGGTAAAACACCCGGTCAGCGTACAAAAACTGCGAATGGAGATACTATCAATATGAGCGTAAACTTATAGCAATAACCGATAACAACTGGCCCATATTGGGTGCATGGATGGAGAGCCTATGCAGGAGCCTCGGCGGACGGTCATGGTGCACAAGACCAAGCAGGTCGTCATCCGGGAAACCGGCGAGATACAGACCCACGAGTGGGAGGAACCCAGGCGAAACGGCAGGAAGGGTGGGCAAAGGGGATATATGTTCATGTGGTCTAGAGGACTAGAGGATCTCCAGGGGCTGAACGGCAACGACTGGAAGATCCTGTTGCGGATGTGCGATGTCGCGGAGTTCAACACGGGCATCGTGCGCTACACGCTGGCGGAGATCGGGGTGGCCGAGGGACCCAACGCGGCGGTTGCCACGTCCCGAGCGGTGAAACGGATCGTCGATTCTGGCGTGGTCGTGAAGATCGGGCGCGGCAGGGTCCGGCTCAACCCGCTCTACCTGTGGAAGGGCGAACTGCCCCTCCGCTTGAAGGTGATGCGCGAGATGAACATCATCGGAACCGAAGAAGAAGACTATGAAAACGGAGAGAACGACAATGGCTAAGACAACAACAGAGGGTGACCCACAAGAGGGTGACATCAAGATGGTCCGAGTGATGGACCGGGACCAGATCATCCAGATGGCTGGAGCCATCATCTCCGGCCAACGTCAAAGCGAATATGGCGGGGCGCACGAATCCTTCGGCAAGACCGCCGAGCTATGGTCCACGATCATCGACTTCAGGATCGAACCGTGGCAGGTCCCACTGATGCTGGCCGCGCTCAAGATCGCCCGGATCACATACTCGCCGACGAATGCCGATCACTGGATCGACCTCGCCGGATACGCGGGGCTTGGGGGTGAGGTGGCGTATGCGCGCGATGTTTAGGCTGCCCAGCAACTGGATATTGGGCCTGGTGACGGTGCTGCTGTGGTGGCCGGTGGCATTCAGCCTGGCGATGTTCTACTGGCTGACCGTGGGCTGGTGGTGGTGGCTCCTCGTGGCCTCCACCGGAGGCCATCGACGCTACCGGGTCACGTTCAGGTAACGACGACGAACCCCTGATCTGCAGAAAATGCCTGCTGATCAGGGGTTTTTCTATGCCTGCCGATTGCGTACTACGATACGGACCATGGGACGACCACCCGATGGACCGGTTGCGCGCACCGTGCCGGTGACAACCAAGTTCTCCAAGGCGGAACAGGCAAGCCTGGACCGTCAACGGGCGCTGCGCGGCTTCGCAGACCGCTCGGCCTACATCCGCTCCCTCGTCAAAGCCGATGGACACCGGCTCGGAACGCAAAAATCGAAAGGCTCACCCGATGCGAGTGCATGAAAATCTCCAAGTCGTCTCCTCCCCCATCGATGAGATCGAGCGACACCCCGACAACGCCAACGAATCCGACATCCAGGCCCTCACGGAGTCCATCGAGATCTCCGGCTTCTACGCTCCGGTGCTGGTGCAGGCCTCGACCGGCTACATCCTGGCCGGGAACCACCGCTGGGAGGTGATGAAGGCCGCTGGTGAAGAATCCATCCCGGTGATCTTCCTGGATGTGGACGACATCGAGGCCAAGCGCATCATGGTGGCCGACAACAAGATCACCCGGCTGGGAATTGACGACCCGACACGGCTCGCCCAGCTGCTGGACGCCATCAGCGAGTCCGACGAGGGACTGCTGGGAACCGGCTTCGACGCCGCCGAACTACAAACCCTGCTGGATTCCCTCGACGAGCGGCTCGACTTCGAGGCGGAGCCAGCCGGGGAGGCCACGCACGCCAAGGATGAACTCTATGACGTGTATCCAGAGCGATCCGAGGACGGCGATGCGTGCACAGCCATCACCATCGAGCCTCGTGGCGGCACCGGGGAATTCACCTCGACCGACTACAACCGGATTCGCCAGGCACTGGGCCTGAAACGGGTGGGCCAGATGGAGCTTGACGGATTCGAGATCGGAGCATGGCGATAATGGCGAACACGATCACCTTCGGACGCGAGGGAAAGAAGATCACCACGGAGTCTGTGCGCGATGACGGCCAGCCGAACGTGGTCAACGACCTCGGCGATGACAAAGACTCCGCCCAGGTCAAGAAGCGCAGCGATCGATCGGCCCTGGCGGCGGTCAAGCTCAAGTTGGCCGGTGCAACATACGCCGAGATCGCCCAATTGCAGGAATACTCCTCGCCAGCGGCGGCTCGCCTCGCCGTGGAGCGCGCCATCGCGGACTCCGGCGACTCGGACGTGGACTACAAGATGATGCGCGCCATCGCATCAGCCCAGCTGGACGGTCTGATGAAGTCCGTGGCCGCTCGCGCCCTGGATAAGAACGATTCCGAGCACCTGGCCTACGTTCGCCAGGCGGTATCGATCATCGACCGCAAGGCCAAGCTCTGGGGCCTGGATGCGCCGGTCAAGATGGAGGTCTCCAACCCATCGGTGGACGAATTCAACGCGATGGTGGACAAATTCGTCCAGGAGATGGGCGGCGAGGTCGAGGAGGCCGACATCTTCACCCTGGAGCAGGCGCCGGATGGCGTCACCTGGGGACCGGCAGACGAGGAGCCGTAAGCAATGCTCGATTGGCAGCAGAGAATCCTCGATGAGGTCAGTGCCGAGCGGGACACGCGCCCTCCCCGGCGATCCATCGGTCTGAACTACCCCACGTCCATGCATTCGAACATCGTGGCCGCGTGCCGCGCGCGCGATATGTCGCTGACCAGCTACACGCGCCGCGCGCTGATGGCCGTGGCGACCTACGACCTCGGGCTGGACTGGTTCACCGTCATGGCGGACGAACCGCCGATGTGCCGGTTCGGGACCAACAGCCAGGAGCGCCAGTTGGAGTCGGGACTGGGCGACTTCGGCCCGTGGAAGATCATCTCGATGGAGGACTACCGTGACGAGCGTCGCTGATGTCGCGAACTGGTCAGCCGCTGATAAGAAGCGCGCGCTGGAGGTTGCCCGTGCCCGTGCCAACCCCGAGCGCAAGGCTTGGTATTGCACGCGCGGTCGCATCTGCGATGGCAAGCCGCACAAGGGATTCGAGTATCCCCACGCACGCGGCGACCAGTGGCCCCCGCGCGAGATCGACTGGCTCACCTGGCTGATCCTGTCTGGGCGCGGATCTGGCAAGACCCGCACCGGCAGCGAGTGGGTACGCACCATCACCAAGTACGTGCCGCGCATCGCGCTGATCGGTCGTCGTGGCCCGGACGTGCGAGGCACCATGGTCGAGGGCGAGTCTGGTCTGATCGCGGTGTGCGAGCGCGCCGGGGTTGACTATGACTGGCAGCCATCCAAGAAGGAATTCACCTTCGGCAACGGTGCCAAGGCGTTCGGCTACAGCGCCGAGGAGCCGGACACCCTGCGCGGCCCCCAGCACGGCGCGGCCTGGGCGGACGAACCGGCGCACTTCGATCTGATCGAGGAGGTCTGGGACAACCTGCTCTTCGGCCTGCGTCTGCCGGGGCTGCCGGGCGGCGCGAAGATCCTGGCTACCTCAACGCCGGTGCCATCCAAGTGGGTGAAGGCGACCAAGGCGGATCGCAAGACGATCCACATCTCGGTGCCCACCTACATCAACCTGGACAACCTGGACCCGACGTTCCGGCAGAACATCCTCGACAAGTACGAGGGCACCCGCAAGGGCAAGCAGGAACTGATGGGCCAGGTGCTGAACGATGTCGAGGGCGCGCTGTGGAATGACACGATGTTCCAGAAGGCCGAGGTCGGCTTCGACTGGCACGACTGCGAGCGCATCGTGGTGGCAATCGACCCGGCTGGCACCAAGAACAAGCGCAGCGACGAGACCGGCATCGTGGTCGTCGGCCTCTATCGCGGGTGCTACTACGTGCTGCACGACGCAACCGGCAAGTACACCCCGAACGACTGGGCGAACAAGGCCATCGACCTGCACGAGTCCTACGAGGCCGATTGCATCCTGGCCGAGAAGAACTACGGCGGGGATATGGTCAAGGCCACCATCGACAACGCGCTGAAGGAACGCAAGATCATCGCGCGGGTCAAGGTGGCGACCGCGCAGAAGTCCAAGAAGCTGCGCGCGGAGCCAGTTGTCGGCCTGTACGAGCAGCAGAAGGTCAAGCACTACGGCAACTGCGCCGACATCGAGGACGAGATGTGCACCTGGATCCCCGGCAAGGGCGACTCCCCCAACCGGGTAGACGCCACCGTGTGGGCCATCGGTGAACTGGCAGGCGAGGTGGGCGAGACATCCATCGCCTCACCGGTCGGGCGAGCAATACCCAGGACGCAGCACACCCGCTCCGTCAACTCAATTCCCAGGAGGAGAATCGCATGACCGCAGCAATCCAGCACTACCTCGACAGTCCCTGGCTCATCGTGGCTGCCGTGCTCGTGGTGGTGTTCGGCGTCGGTCGGCTCTCCCGGGTGCTGACCTACGACGTGTTCCCGCCCTCCATCGCCGTGCGCATCTGGTGGGATAAGATCACGCACGACGGCTCATGGTCCAAGCTCGTGCACTGCTTCTGGTGCGCGACACCCTGGATCATGCTCGTGGCCCTGGGCTGGTTCGCCCTCGGGTTGGTCGTCGTATGGGTTGCAGTGATCTGGTGGCTGTTTTGGGGGTGGCTAGCCCTCGCCTACGTCAGCAGCATTATCATTGCCCGTGACGAGCCCGGTTCAGAATAGGGGATACGGTGGCGAAAGACCAGTCATTCAAGAGCGAGACACTTTCGCCACTGCCGAACTCGATGGTCGCCTCGGCGGTCAACCTCACTGGTGCCACATCCGCCACGAAAAAGCCCAAGCCGATCCGCCCCGAAGAGTGGCAGGCCATCGCCTGGGGCTGGTACGACACCATCGGCGAGTACCGATATTCGTGTAACTGGGTCGGCAACCTGCTCTCGCGAGCCAAGCTCTACGTCGCACAGAAGGGCAAGAACAAGCCGGTCACATCTGGACCGGCTTTCGATCTGCTCCAGGACCTGTTCGGCGGACCCGAGGGTCAGTCGGAGATGCTGCGCCAGCTGGGCATCCACTTCACCGTGGCCGGGGAGAACTACCTGGTCGGTATCCCCGGCGCGAACGACAACGATCCCGACGACTGGCGGGTGGTCGCAGCCACACAGCTGAGCTTCGAGGCTGGCGTCTACAAGATCGGCAAGAAGGCCATCATCGGCAAGCCGTTGATCATCCGCATGTGGAAGCCGCATCCCGAGCGTGGCGACCAGGCGGACTCCCCCTCGCGTGCCGTGCTGCCGACGCTGGCCGAGATCGACGGACTAGCCAAGCGCATCGCGGCGGAGATCGACTCGCGCCTGGCCGGTGCTGGAATCTTGGCCGTCCCCAGCGAGATGACGATGGGCGTCGGTCCCGCTGCCGCCGTCGAGGGCGAGAACGCTCAACCCAAGACCGGCGCGGACGCCTTCATGGAGACACTGCAGAAGGCCATGACCACTGCCATCGGCAATCGGGAGGACGCCTCTGCCCTGGTGCCCATCGTGATCCAGGCTCCCGGCGAATTTCTGGACAAGATCACGCACATCAAATTCTGGAGCGACCTCGACGCCAACTCCATCCCGCTGCGCAACGAGGCGATCCGTCGTCTGGCGCTGGGCATGGACATGCCGCCGGAAGCGCTCGAAGGCTCCGGCGACATGAATCACTGGTCGGCCTGGCAGATGGATGAGGCATCGGTCAAGAGCCACACCGAGCCATTGCTGGAGGTCATCACAAATGCGCTGACCACCGGCTATCTGCAATCGGCACTGCGCGCCGAGAACGTCACGAACTGGCACGAATTCACCATCGAGGCAGACACCGCCAAGATGCGTCTGCGCCCGAACCGTTCCAAGGAAGCCCAGGAACTGTACGACCGTGGCCAGTTGTCCGCCGAGGCGATGCTGCGCGAGAACGGCTTCGACCCGCAGGATGCGATGACCGACAAGGAGCGCGTCGCCTGGTTCGTCCAGAAGGTGGCATCCGGCTCGACAACGCCGGACCTGGTTGCCGAGGCACTGCGCCTGCTCGGCGTGAAGATCGAGAACCCGCCGGACGCCGCCGTCCCACAACAGACTCAGCCCGACACCCAGGAGGCTCGCCCCACTCCGAGTCTCCTGGGGCACCCGAGCCGTGACCTGCCGGACAGCGAGGCCGCTGCCGCCGAGGCCGTGGTGTTCCGTGCGCTGGAGCGGGTGGGCAATCGGATCAAGAACCGCAAGGGCTTCGTGATGCCCGATGGCGTGGAGGCCATCGATCTCTACCAGTCGGTGACCGTGCCGACAGCGGACCTCGACGACCTGCTGGAGGGGGCCTGGTCAATATGCGAACGCATAGACTTCGGCGTCCAATCCGATCACCTGGTCCAGTCGCTGGATAGCTACGCCCGTGCGCTCATCGCCACGCGCAAGCCGCACAACCGCGAACTGATGGTGAGCTACCTCACCGTGAGGGAGCCAGCGTAATGGATGTCGAGGAGTTCGCTGCCACCCGCAACAAGCGCCTGGTCTCCGCCGACGAGGACATGCGTCCGTTCGTGCGCAAGGCGCTGGAGGACTTCGGCAACGACAAGACCTGGGACGACGTGGTGGAAGCCGCCGCCGTGCTCTGGCTTGAGATCTTCCAGGGCGAGGCTCCCGATGCATTCCCCGATAAGGTCCTCGCCGACTTCCAGGACGACCTGCGCGCCTCGCTTGCCAAAACGGCGTCCCCGGCCAACCCGCCCGACGAAGTGCAGGTTGATCGGGTGACGCTGTGGATCGGCACCTACGTCGTCAACGCGGCGACCTTCCATGGCAACCGTGCCGCCGGTCAGCGCACCATGCGCTGGGTAACGATGCACGACGCCTCGGTGCGCCACACACACGTGCTGGCCGATGGACAGGTAGTGTCCGTGAATGGCACATTTGAGGTAGGCGGATACCATCTGCACTTCCCGGGCGAGCCGGTCGGCCCCCCGGATATCTGGATCAATTGCCGCTGCTTGGTGGCTGGTGGAAAGGTGAAGGCAATGAGCGCAATCACGGCGGCAGCGCCGACACAAGAGGATCCAAACATCGAGGAAGAGGGCGATGGCATCCACGTCGATGACGCCCCAGCCGACGAGAACGAGGACCTGGTAGATGACGCCGTAGAGGTGCCCTGGCACGCCGTACTCGCCCCGGAGGGCGTGCCAACCGGCGATGGCCGACAGTTTGCCGTTGGCGCTCTTTCGACGCGCGAGATGCCGTTGCCGATCAGCTTCCAGCGCACCTCATCCGAGGGCCATGGCGGCTCCGTCGTAGTCGCCCGGATGGACGAGGCCTGGCGCGGCGAGGATGGCATGTGGCGTGCGCGCGGCGTGTTCTCCCAGTCCGTGCCGGAAGCCCAGGACGTGATCGCCGGAATCACCGAGGGCATCTATCGCGGCCTGTCGGTGGACGTGGATGATATCGAGATCCAGGTTCAGGAGGAGCCGAGCGGGGATGACGAGGCCGACTTGGCCGACTTGATCTTCGGCCCAGAGTTGACCGTGTTCTCCAAGGCAAGGATTGCCGGTGCCACCATCGTGTCCATCCCGGCATTCCAGGAGGCCTACATCGCGCTCGGCCCCGACTTCGAGGATGACCAGGCGCTGGCCGCGTGCGGCTGCAACCAGGACACGGTGACCGAGGAGGCGCTGGCGGAGATCCTCGACGAGCTTGCCAACTGGCCGGTTGAGGAGCTTGAGGGTGACGACGCCTGGCGAGCCAACTTCGACTTCGAGAACCAGCTGGCCGAGATCGACGAGGGTGCCTGGGATGGCTCGGCTGGCAAGTACGACAACGACCAGTGGTACAACGCCACGATCATCCACACCAACGGTGACTCACGGGTCAAGAGCGACAACAAGCTGCCGATCAAGACGCCCTCCGGCAAGCTCTCCCGCGCCGGGGTCCATGCAGCTGCTGCACGACTGAACCAGACCGACGCCTCGCCGGAGCAGATCAGCAAGGCCAAGGCATCGTTGCGCACCGCGTACAAGACGCTGGGCGAGGAGCCGCCCGAGGCCATCACCGCATCGGCGTTCGCCCCCGGCACGCACGACGGTCCCGGCTGGATCACGAACCCACGCGCCACCGAGCGGCTGCGCCGGTACTGGACTCGCGGCAAGGGTGCGGCCAAGATTCGCTGGGGCGTCCCCGGCGACTTCAACCGCTGCCGCAAGCAGCTTGCCAAGTACGTGCAAAACCCGGAATGGCTGGCAGGCCTGTGCGCGAACATGCACAAGGAAGCCATCGGCGTCTGGCCCGGCCAGGAGGCAGGTGGCCGCAAGGGTCACCACTCCACCGAGACTGCCCCGGCCCTGTCCCTGGTGGCGTCCGCTGCTGCCCCGGTGCTGGATTCCACCTGGTTCCAGGACCCCAAGTTCTCCGGCCCGACCGGTATCACAATCGACGATGACGGACGGATCACCGGCCACGTAGCGGCATGGGGGGTGTGCCACATCGGGATTCCTGGCATCTGCCGCACGGCTCCGCACTCAGCGACGAATTACGCATACTTCGCCACGGGCACCGTGCGCACAGATGCAGGAGACGTTCGGGTCGGTCAGATCACCATGGGCACGGGACATGCCCCTGGAGACATGGTCGGCATGGCAGCGGCCAGCCACTATGACAACACCGGCTCCGCCGTGGCCGACGTGGCTATCGGCGAGGACGAGTTCGGCATCTGGATCGCCGGTGCGATGCGACCCAAGGCGACGCCAGAGCAGATCCATGACTTGCGCGCATCGGGTCGGCTCTCCGGTGACTGGCGGCGGATGGGCGGATCGATGGAACTGATCGCCGCACTGGTTGTCAATTCGGGCGGCTTCCCCATCCCGGTCAACTCCCTGGCCGCATCCGGCGGGGTGCAGATCTCGCTGGTGGCTGCCGGTATGGTCGATTCCATGGTGGCATCCAGCTACCAGAAGCTGAACGATGACGAGCGGGTGGCCGCGATCAGCCGCAACGCGGTCGCCGAGTACATCCACCAGACCAAGCGCGAGGAGCGCCTGGCTGCCGTCGCTCCCGCCAAGAAGGCGCTGCGCGACCGTCGCATCGCTGCGGTGCGACAGAGAATCAAGATCGAGGAGTAACGATGGCCTGCGCATGTGGCAACAAGTCGAACGGCACCAGGACGACCTACGTCGTAAAATCGCCTGATGGCTCGACCAAGACATACAGCACTGAGCTTGAAGCCAAAGCCGCTGCCCTACGGGTGCATGGCACATGGCGAGCACAGTAGCCCCGGGAGCACCACCGAGGACGCAACGCGCATCGATCTCCCACCGGAGGGCTGAGGTGACCTGGCTTCGCAAATTGTGGGGGAGCATCGCCCAGCCCCGCGTCCAGCGGGTGGGCTTCTTCGTACTCTACGGATTCCACCTCGTGGCAGGCTCCGCCGTGGTCATCGGCGAGCCGAATCTGTTCCATGGGATCAGCGGCTTGCAGACTCTGGTCTGGGGCGGCTTCCTCGTGCTCGGCGGCTTGCTGGGGATGCTCGCCGTTCTGCCAGGATGGAACTACATCGAGCGTGTGGGAATCCTCTCAATCATGGTCGGCATCGCCATCTACTCGGTGCTGCTGGCATTCAGTCCAACCGACGACGTGCCGTTGCGCATCGCATTCTGGTGCTTTGTTTCGGCGTGGATCGTGGTGTTTGTGCTTCGAACCTGGGAGATTCGGCTGTATCTCATAGCGCCACGAAAGTAGGGGACCGTGACCGTTCAGGACATCGTTGCCCTCATTTCTGCCCTGGGTGGCGGCGCTGTTCTTCTGCGGCTGATCCAGTCGCTGGGCAAATGGATCGGCGGCAAGGCTGGTCGCGAGCGCGATGCAGTCGAATACGAACGACGCCGGGCGGACGAGGCCCAGCGCCGTGCCGACGAGGCCGAGCGCGAGTTGGATCACGAAGCCATGGTGCGTCGCAAGCAGGCCGAGTACTCATCGCTGCTGCGCCGGAAGATGATCGAGCACGGCGTTCCCGAAGAGTCAATCCCGGCCTGGCCGGTGGATGCGGCTACGATGCCACGTGCGAAGGTTAGAGAAATACTCCGCAAACAGCAGGAGCGGCGCGAGCCGAGGGAGAGGGATTATGAGCAACGCACCGAAAGCAATCGTAACCAAGGGTGGACAAGAAGTAACTGATAGCCAGCCCGGTGAATACACCAAGGCGATCATCGCCATCTTCGGCTCGGCTGCAACCATCGTGCTGAGCGGCCTGATGGCGGGACCGATCACGCCAGCCCTGATCGTCAACGCGATCATCGCCGCCGTGACCGTCGTGCCGGTCGCCTGGCTCAGCCAGAAGTGGTGGCTCAAGGCCATCGCCGCTGGCGTGCTGGCCGGACTCCAGGCGCTCGTGCTGATCGTGGCCTCGGCCACCGGCTGGAGCACCGTCACCGGAGCGAACTGGGCAGCTGTCATCCTCGCGTTCGTCGTGGCGGCAGGCGTCGGGATCATCCCGAACAACCAGGCCAAGGCCCTGGCCGCGCTCCCCGTTCTGCGCAGCAACGCGGACCTCAAGTAAGCAACACGCCGAAAGCCCCGAGAGCCGATTGTTGGCCTCGGGGCTTTCGTGTGTGCATAATTGCAGACAGAACATCACACTCCGGCCGTAGGCGGGTGGCGATCACCGAGCGTAGCTCAATCCATAAACCACCCGTTCGCCTACAACCAGGAGACATCTCATGAAGTTCAAGCTTCCCGAGGACCTCAAGGCCCTCTCCGACGCAGAGCTTGCGTCGCTCATCACCGAGGCACTCGCAGAATCCAAGGAACTGCTTGAGGTCGAGGACTCGCTCATCACCGACGAGCAGCTGTCGGACATCGAGGCCCTGGCGGACGCCACGGACGCCATCGAGAGCGAGCAGGCATCGCGCGCCAGCGCAGCAGCCGACAAGGCAACACGACTCGCCGCTGCACGCGGAAAGCTGACGGCGGCAGATTCCGCCGACGAGGACGCAGACGAGAGCACAGAGGAGGATGACGAGAAGATCGTCGTTCCCGACGACGCAAGCGAACTGGTCGATGAAGAGGAGAAGGAACTTGTGACCGCATCGGCCAAGCGTTCCGCTGCTCGCCAGGCCGCAAGCCAGGCAACAGCGGTCGTCATCCCACCGGCAGAGAAGAACTACACCCTGGTGGCAGCCGCCAACGTGGCCGAGTTCGAGGCCGGTCAGGAACTGGATGACTTCGACCAGATGGTCTCGGCATTCCAGAACCGCTCCCGCAACTTCAAGAACCTCGGCGGCGGCAACGGCGGTCCCGAGCGCTTCGAGCGGTTCGGCGTCGGCAAGATCCGCAAGGCGAAGAACGAGTTCTCCGTCGATCTGATGGACCAGGACGCGACCTACCGCACCATCATGGACGCGGCCAAGGAAGCTCGCCTCCCGGGCAACTCCCTGGTGGCAGCCGGTGGCTGGTGTGCACCGAGCGAGACGGTCTACGACTTCTGCTCGCTGGAGACAGTGACCGGCCTGATCAGCGTTCCCGAGGTGGATGTGCGCCGAGGCGGCATCCGCTACACCAAGGGTCCTGACTACTCGACGCTGGCTGCGGACTGGGGCTTCCTCCAGACCGAGGCGCAGGCCGAGGCCGGAACCGTGAAGGTCTGCTACGACATCGAGTGCCCGGCATTCGACGAGGTACGCCTGGACGTGATCGGCTTCTGTGTCAAGAACGGCATCCTGACCAACGTGGGCTACCCGGAGTTGACCCGCCGCATCCTGGAGATCGGCGCTGCCGCTCACGCTCACAAGCTGAACGCGCAGACCATCTCGCGCATCTCCACGCTGATCGGCGCGGCAACGGCATTCACCGGCATCGGCGGCTCGACCGCAGATGTTCTGGACGCCATCAGCCTCCAGGCCGTGGTGCTCCGCTACCAGTACGCACTCGACCCGAGCGCCACACTGGAGGTCGTCGCCCCGCTGTGGCTCAAGGAAATCGTGCGCAGCGACCTCTCGCGCCGCAATGGCGTTGACCTCCTGGCGGTGACCGACGCGCAGATCCAGGGCTACTTCTCGGTGCGCAACATCGCCATCCAGTGGGTCTACGACTACCAGCCGATTGCCACCACGGGTGCAACGGTCGGGCAGGCGTGGCCGACAACGGTTGAGGTCCTGATCTACCCGGCTGGCGCGTACGTTCGCGGACGCACGGATGTCATCGACCTGGATACGGTCTACGACTCCACCGGCCTCTCAACCAACACCTACACGGCGGCATTCTTCGAAGAGGGCTTCCTGGTCGTCAACACCTGTGGCTCAGGCCGCAAGGTGACCATCGACATCAGCTGCCTCGCTGGCGTCACCGGCGCAGCCGAATTGACCTGCGTCACCCCGTAGTCGATAGCCGGGGGGTCGTGCCCATCCACGATCCCCCGGCATCAACCTGAGAGGAGGTGGGCACATGGCTACAGGACCCGGCCTCGTTGTGGAATCTCCGCAGCGTCGTCCCAGCGTGGGAGGCCTCCTGTCGGTGGCGAACGTCATCGACGAGAGCGACCCCCACGCGGCAATGGGTATCACGTACATCACCGAGGGCTGCACGCTTCCGCAGTTTGCTCCCGGTCTGTGCTGGGACATCCTGAACACCACGGGAACCAAGAGCTTCGACGGCATCGACACGATTGCCTCAGACCCGTTCGCCACCTACACCGGTGTCGAGTGCGGCCTGATGGGATCGGAGGACTACGAGGCGCGCGCTCGCAAGGCACACGCCGATGGTGAGTCCTACGGCGTCGAGAAGGGCTTCCAGCTTTCGGTGCTCAATCTCGCAGCCACCGACATCATCTCCACGACGCCGGTTGGCATCGTGGAGGGCATCGCGGCCCTGGAGCAGTACGCATCCGAGAACTACCCCGGGATGCCGATGATCCACATCGACCGGCGCCTGGCGACCCTGGGCATCAGCGAGAGCGTGATCTTCCCCAGCCTCGACTTCTCGCTGTCAACCGGGCTTGGCACGCCGGTTGCGGCAGGATCGGGCTACGACCTCTCGACCGGTCCCGCCGGTCAGGCGGCTCCAGCTGCTGGACAGTACTGGGCCTACGTCACCGGCCAGGTCAACATCTGGCGCACGCCGGTGTTGTCCGAGAAGGTCGATGACATCACGATCAACCGCGCTCGTGCCCTGGCCGAGCGCACCTACGTCGTCACGGTCGAGTGCATCGTGGCGGCAATCCTGATCGACACCGCACTGACCGGAGGTGGAAGCGTGGGACCAGCTGGAGAATCCGCATACCAGATCGCGGTCGATAACGGATTCGTGGGAACCGAGACCGAATGGCTCGCCTCCCTCGTTGGACCCCAGGGCGATCCCGGCGTTGTGCAGTCGGTCGTCGCAGGAACAGGGATCACGGTGGACAGCACCGATCCTGCAAACCCGGTCGTTTCGACACCATAGGAGAGTAGAGACATGGCAACCCCAGAAGGATATGGAATCATCCCCGGTCGTGGCCGGGACAACGCTCGCGCAGCCCTGGCGGCAGCCGAGGCCGCTGGCTACCCAGCAGATGTCGTTCGCACCGTGGCCGATGGCTACCTGGTGCCCAACGCCGTTCTCGACAAGTTCGAGGAGGGCAGCTTCGACCAGGCCGAATCGACCGAGCCGGAGAGCACCCCGGAGCCGGATGGCGACGAGACAAAGACCGAGGCGGATGGGGCGGATCAGTCCAAAGCCGACGATGCGGGGCAGGCGGCACCAGCAGCCGAACCCGCGAAGGACGAGGACAAGTCCGAGGACGAGGCCAAGCCCGCGAAGAAACCAGCCGCGAAGTCCGCTGCTGCAAAAAAGTAACCCACCACTTCCCAGGAGGGAAAAATGGCAACCGCAAAGTGCCTCTCGCTCGTCAAAGGCCGACGCATTCGCCTGACCCGGTTGGACGCCTGTGGCCGTCCGGTCTATGGCGACTCGTCGAGCGTGGTGAGCAAAGGCTTCATCAGTGTTGACTTCTCGGCCAACACGAACGACTCGGACGAGATCAACGTCACGAACGCCGCTGGCGAGACCTGCATCTACGAACCGGCAGCCACCACGCTGACCGGCTACGGGATCGAGATCGCATTCTGCGAGGTGGACCTGGATCTGTTCGCCATGGTCACCGGCAACCCGGTCGTCGAGGACCCTGACGGAAACGTCATCGGCTTCGACATCGACGTTGACGTGGACCTGGCCGGTCAGGGATTCGCGCTGGAGTTGTGGGCCGGTGTCTCCGGCGGCGACGCCTGCGCGACCGAGGGTGCACAGGGTAGCTACGGATACCTCCTGGTCCCGTTCGCATCCGGCGGCATCGTGGGTGACTTCACCGTTGAGAACGATGCGGTCACCTTCACGCTCACCGGCGCGAACACCAAGAAGGGCAACGCCTGGGGGGTCGGTCCATACAACGACATCATGCTCGGCTCGGGTGGCCTGCCCGGTCCCATGGTGACGCCGATTGGCACCTCCATCGCCCTGCGTCTGATCGAGACCAACGTCGCACCTCCTGCCGCAGCATGTGGCACGAGGCCGCTGTTGGACCCGGCAGCCACGGCGATCACCGCCATCACCGGCACGCCGACCGGCCTGGTCGTCGCGTTCGCCACCACGCCCAGCGATGTCACGGAGCCGGTGTACTACGACTTCGGAGATGGCACCTGGGACTATGTGCCTGCCGAGGACCTGGGCGACGTGTCGCACACCTACGCGGCAGCCGGGACCTACACGGTCAAGGCATCGACCAACGGCACCTGGGTCAGTACGACCGTCACCGTTACTGGCCCGTAGGCATCAGCTGAAGTAAGCGAGGAGGCTCGACTCGTCACGGGTCGGGCCTCCTCGCCACAACTGGGGAAAGGTGCAGCATGGCCGAGTTGCCGCCGCTGACGTACGGCAAGGTCGTTGGTCGCTTCATGGCGATCAACGGGAGCGTCACGACCAGCCCCGACGACTTCCCTAACGCCGTCCCGCTCTCCGGCTCGATCTACCTGCGCCCCACTCCAACGCTGCTGCGCATCGTGAGCGCTCAGCCGGTCCCGGTGTCGGCGGTCCCGCAGTTGGTCGTCTGCACGCTGGATGGCGAGGGATACCTCACCCGCAACGGCGAGCGGTTCGCCTGGATCCTGGCGACCGATGACCCGGCGACCAACCCAACGGACTACACCTGGGAGGTCTCGTTCGACCTCGATAACGCGGGGCGAGCCGTCCAGCTACCTGGATACCCGTTCAACGTCGAGACATGGGACCCCAACGCCAACGGTGGCCTGGGCAACCCAGTTGACCTCACCGTCGTTGCTCCGCTGATCTCCAGCGGTGGCGTACTGATCACCAAGGGCGACAAGGGAGACACCGGGCCAGAGGGTCCCCAGGGCGATATCGGCCCACAGGGGCCACAGGGTGACGCCGGGCCTGGCGTTGCCGCCGGTGGCACGACCGGCCAGATCCTCAAGAAGGCATCCGCCACAGACTTCGACACCTCCTGGGCTGACCAGCTGCCGATCATCCCTGGCACGGCGAACCTGAATGACTACACGACACCGGGTGTCTACTCACTGGTTGACCCATCCAACACCGGTCCCGTGGCGCACGACACGACAATCGTTGACCCACTGTGGAACGGAACGTTCTTCGGCAGGTGGGCCAGGCTCACCGTCGTCATCGGCGATCCGAATCTGTATGGTGCCGTATTCCAGACAATCGAGTTCGAGGGTGATAGCGATAGGGGCATCGAGTACATCGAGCGCACCACATATGACACGCTGGCCGGTGCCGCCTTCTACAAGCTCACCCCGTTCACTGCCGCCCCGAGGCAGATCGTGTCAATCGTCTCCGGCAACGTCGTCCCGGCCAATAGCAACCCGGGGGATGTCTGGTTCGCGCGCAACACCGCACAGACGCTCACGTTCCAGAAGTTCCCGACGTTCGGCAACCCAGACATCCTCGATCTCACCTTCGTCACTGACGTTCGCAAGATCACCTTCGCGGCTGCCGCCGGGATCACCATCGTGGTGCCGCTCGGCAAGGTCGCCACGCTCACTCGTGGTGTCGCGCGGGTGACAGGAATTGCAACGGCTGGTGGCGGTGGCAACGGAACCATCTTCCTGTCTGGAGACCTCGACTCGGCCTGACCGGGATATCGTCAGGTGCGAGGGAGAATAGACCCGAACATTGGAGAATCGTGACTTGCTACCCACCCGCAGACTGGTCGTGTTATCCAGCCGTCGATAGCCTCGACCCGCAGATCAAGGCGCGCAGCGAGTTGCTGGGCTGGAGCCTGCTGAACGCGCTCCTGGCCTACCAGATCCCCGGTGACCAATGTCCAGTTGCTGTGCGGCCATGCTCGCGCCGCTGCTCGGCGGGGACGTGGTACGTCGCTCCAACCCAGTTCAACGGCCTCAATGGCTATGGCAACGGGACGCTCAACCCGAGCGTGGTCAACGGACAGTGGATCAACTCGTGCGGCTGCGCTGGGGATGATTGCAGCTGCACCACGATCCAGCAGATCAGGCTGATCGGCCCCATCGGCGGCATCGTGTCGGTGGAGATCGACGGTGCCGCCCTCGCCCCGGACGCCTACCGGGTGGACAACGGCATGTGGCTGGTGCGCCAGGACGGCGACGCCTGGCCTGCCTGCCAAGACATGAACGCGCCCGAGGGCACGGTCGGCTCGTTCGTGGTCACCTACATCCAGGGCTATCCGACAAACCCGCTGTTCACCATGGCTGCCGGGATGCTCGCCGCCGAGGTCGCCAAGGACTGCACCGGCCAGGAGTGTGCGCTGCCTGCCAACGTCACCGCCATCACGCGCCAGGGCGTGACCATGGAGATGAACGCCAACCCGTTCGAGGGCGGCACGACCGGGATCGCAAACGTGGATGCCGTGGTGAAGATCTTCAACCCGTACGGGCACAAGACCGTGCCGAGGATCCTGAGTCCCGACCTTCCCACCCCCCGACAGAGGACCGCATAGTGGCCGAGCCGATCCCCTTCCGCGAGGACTACTGGGTCTATCCGAGGCTGGTGGACCTGGCTACTTGCGTGTGCGAGGAGTTGAACGCATCCGGCCTTCCCCAGACCTGCTTCTGCGGCGTCATTCCCGGTGGCCTGGCGGCGTTCGACTATTGCACCTGCCAGGGCGCGTGCGGCCAGGCGTGGACCCGGCTGGTCACCGCCTACCCATCGGTGAACTTCCCCAATCAGTCGCTGTCCGCCACGTGCGATCAGCCGCTTGCGTTCGTGATCGAGGTGGGCATCGTGCGCTGCGCCCCGGTGTCGAACAAGGATGGCGTTCCGCCCAGCGTGTCGGCGCAGCTGGAGGCGACCCGGTTGCAGATGGCTGACATGGCCGCGATGGTGCGTGCGATCAAGTGCTGCATGGGCCACGACGAGGACGACGAGGACCTGGACTACGCGCTCGGCGTCTACACCCCCACGCCTCCCGGCGGTGGCTGCCTCGGCGGCACCTGGTCCGTCACGGTCACCCAGCGGAGGAGACCCCTTGGCGTTTAGTATCGCATCGGTCAACCGCGTTCGCGTCACGGTGAACCTCGCAGCCCTGGAATCGATCTTCCTGCCACGCGGCGACGTGTGGGACTTCGCGCGCAAGCTCGGCGTGGAGATGGTGGCGGAGGCGGTCACCGAGGCTCCGGCGCGCACCGGAGAGCTCAAGCGCCAGCACGGCTTCGTGACCACGCCGAACGGCTCGCTGTCCTGCCGGACGACGCTGTACAACGACTCCGATCACGCTGTCTTTGTGCACGAGGGGACACCCGCCATGATCTACGGCAGGCCCTACATGGTGGTTCGACCAGCCCCGCACTCCTGGTACTCGACATACACCGCGCGCAAGAGCGTTCGCGGCCAGCCGCCGAACCCGTGGATGGACGATGCCAAGGATGCCGTTCTGCGTCGATACGGTATATAGACTGCGTATCAAACGGAGAGGAGCGCCATCGTGAGCGCAATCAAATCATTCAAGGCCGCGGCTCGTGCCGAGGAGGAGCCATCGATCCCGTTCGAGATCACTGACGAGGAGTCCAAGAAGGTCTACAAGCTGACCTCCACCAAGCCCTCCACCGGCCAGCTGGCCCTGGTGGCGGCAACGGACTTCGAGGATGAGGACGACCAGCAGCACGTCCTCCAGGTGCTGTTCTCGTTCGTGCGCGGGACGCTCGGCGAGTCGGGATTCCGCACCATCGAGCGCCTGCTGGCGAAGAAGATCATCGACATTGACGGCCTGGTGGAGATCATCGAATGGCTGGTGGAGGAGTGGTCGGGTTTTCCTACGCAGCCGTCGTCCGACTCACCGCCTACGCCGCCCGCTTCTGGCAAGAGATCGACGGGACGTGTGCGCTCAACGGGGTTGACCCCTTCGCCCTCGAACCACCCCGCTTCTACAGCCTCCTCTTCCGATGGGCCGGAGAACACCTAGCCGACCCGGAGAACTACGAGAAGTGGGTTGAGGACCTCAAGATGCCACTGAGCGGTCGTGACCCTGACAAGGTAAGTGATGACTATGCGCGGGATGAGATGCAATTGTTCCGCTCGGCACGACAGAATGTGAAGTAGCAAA